TCACAGCGCAGAGCGCTTTACTTCCTTATTGCGGTCGTAAACTTTTGCGGTGGTTGCCGGGTTGGTGTGCAAATCCGGCAATTCGCCATGCACCTGTTTATGCAGCGTCGCGTAGTAGGCGCGTAGGTCGTGGAAGGTGAATCTTTCGCTCTCGGCGATCACCTTCTTTTCAATTGCGAGCAACACGCATCGCTGCCAAAGCGTTTTAAATCCCCGGGCCGTATAGGCGTTATTGTCCCGGGTCGGAAAAACGTAGAGGCAGTCCACGCCGCGCTCTTTGTGCAGCGCCTGGAGCCTGTCCATTAGAGCGCCAAGGGCGGGCGTTATCGAAATGATTTCCACGATGCGCTCGCGCTTTTTGCCGCGTTGCTTCGCTCTGAAGACGCGGATTTCCCCCGCACCGCGATCCACCTGCGGCCAAGTCAATTCGAGGAATTCGATCTTTCGATTTCCGGCCAAGCTCGCATACTCCGCCGCCATACCGATGACTTGTCGCTGGGGAGTCTGCTCGGCGAGCCAGGCAAGGAACCGAGCGAGTATGGCTGGGTCGGGCGCCTCGGTGCGCGGCTCGCTTCCGTGCGGCTCAACCCCGATGGTGCTGTTGATGGTGCAGACGCCAAGCTTGATCGCATGGCCGAACAGGCGGGACAGCAGGCTCTTCTCGATGTCCGCCCGCCGCGGCGAACCGGCGCGCTCGACGTGGACGTACTGCGCCACAACGGTGGTGGTGATCTCCGTCATGTGCATGTGGCCGAGCCGGTCGTTGATTTGCTTCCACGCCAGGCCGTAGTCGTCGCGGGTGCCTTGTGTCAGTTTTTTCCAACGCGGCGAGCTCTGAAAGCGCTCCCATACCCAGCTGAGCGTGCCCATGCCGTCGCCCGGCGCGCCTCCGTTCATGTCGAGCACCTTGCGCAGCGCCGCCGCGAGGTCGGTGCCGAGGTTGATCGGCTTCTTCCCGACAGGGTGGAAGCGGTAGGTGATGGTCTTGCCGTCCGACCAGGGGCGGGCTTCCATGCGTGGCAGCAGCCCGGCCGCCGAGGCGCGATCTCGAGTTCTGCCCATCAATTTGCTCCTGCAGGGGTTTTCCAGCGCGGGCCGTTGCTCGCCGCCGGCGGCGCGGCGGTGGCCGTCGCCCCGTAGATCCGGGTCCACTCGATGCGCGCGACCAGAGGGCGCCCGTTGGGCCGTCGGTCGACGCGCAGGCCGAGGCGGCGCAGGTGCCGGACCTTGGCCGCGTTCTGTGTCAGGCCTTGGCAGATCGAGTCGATCTCGTCGTCGCTCATGTCGGGGCGGTTGGGGTCGATGGTCGGAGCCTGGGAGCCTTGGGCGAAATTGGTAGCGTTCATACTGCTGGAATCCATACGAGGAGACGGCTGTGGCGGAATGCACCCAGTGCCAGGAAATTGAAGGGACCTCGGCGAGTGCCCCGCCGCACGAATGCCTTGTGCGCGGAACGTTGGCTGTTTTCCGGGAAGGTGCGCAAACCGCGGAAACCGGCGAGCTCGAGTGGTACCGGTGCACGGAATGCGGAGCTCACCTCGTCCGCGAGCGGGACCGAGTCGGTGCACCCACGAAGTGGTCGCTGGCCAAAAAGGGGGCGGCCTAAATGCCCAAGGCAAGTCGGACGGCCAAGCAGCTGCAGAAGATCTTGGCCGAGCGCATTGAAGCGCTGCCGGGTTTGGCCGGCGAGCTCACTGACGTGCACATTGGCGGCGTGCGATGGATGGACGGAGGCGAGGGCGGGCCCACGTGGACGGTGCCGATCCTTCGCGATCGTGATCAGCACAGCCCGGCCGTGGCGCGGGTGATTCGGCAAGCGCAGATGGAGTTCGACCTCGAGGAGGATTGAAGTCATGCGGCGTCGGCCTCCGGCGGCTTGACGGGCTCGGGGTCGCCGCACATCCACACCAGCGCGTCGCGCGGCAGCGTGCGCTCGGAAGGGAATGGCCAACCCGGCGTGTGGGTGCGAAGCCGCACCAAGTCGCCGGTGCGCTCCAGCTCTACGCCGAAGGAATCCTCGCCTTTCACCTTGAACGTGCGCGTCATGTGGCAACTCGGCAGCCCGAAGGTTCGTATGTGCTGCGGACGCGCGAGCGCTTCGCGTACAGGGCTCCGCGCGTGAGGGGCGGCCGCGGCGCGTTGGGCCCCGGGCCGGCGACGTAGATCGCGACGGGCTTGCCGCCGCGCGCCTGCCGGTGCCAGCCGCCAATGTGGGCCTGCAACTGCGCCAGCACCAGCGCGCCGAGCTCGATGCTCGCGGTCTTGATGCTGCAGTGCGCGCGCTGAGCCAACTGCGCCTGGCTGCCTGGCATCGCCGCAATGAGACGGTCGCGACAGGTCACGGTTTGGCCTTCGCACCGAGGCGCGCGTCGATCGCGCGGCACACCTCGGCCCTGTCGTCGCTGTGCAACACCGGCAGGCCAATGCCTTCGACGGTGCGCCAACGTCTCAGCGGCGAGCCCTCGGCGCGCCGGTTGTCGAAGACGATGACCTCGCCCTTGTAGCTCCAGCGGTTCACGCCGAGGGGCTCCATCGGATACGCAATTCGCTCGTGGCGCGGCTGCGCCGCGGGTGCTGGCGGTGGAGCCGGGGCGACAAGTTCCGGATCGGCGAACAGGTCGTAGGTCACAGGGCTTCCTTCGTGGCTACGGCGGACTCGGCACTTGGGAATCGGCAGCTGGCCAGGAACTCATCGATCCCGCTGCTCTGCATGAGCCTGTACTTCGGGCCGTCGAGTAGCGCGCGCAACATTGGCGCGCCCGCCAGAATGGGCCGGTCCTTCATACTGCTGCTTTCAATGGAGAGAGCGTGCTATGAACATTGCAAAAATCCGTGCGACGATTCCGGCTTCTGTCGACTTCTTGGCGATTGATGCGGCCAGGCGGAAGGAGTACTTCGAGGCATTCATGCAAGCAGCACTCGCTGAGCTGGATGTTGAGGGGCGCGAGCCCGACGCTTGGGAGGCGGGCGATCTGGCGTATGCCATCGGCCTCGCGTTTTGCGGCATGTACTCCGCGGCGGTGGAGTATGCGAATCGAGCCATAACTCCGACAGATCAGCGCGCACCTGGAGATTTCGCACGCACAGTCCAGTCTCCGACCCACTCTCAGCTTACCCATGCGCTTGCGGAGTTGCGCTCGACTCCTGCAGTTCAGTTCTGAAGTCATCTCGGATCAGGCGGCAAGGCGCAGCTCGTGCGCTTCCTTGGCCTGGGTAGCGCGTGCGACGACGGCGTCGCAGATGGTCTTGAACTGGTGCACGTGGTACAGAGTGGCTCCGCGCTCGCGGGCGGCGGGTTCGATGCCCAGGCTGCGCAGTTGCTCGGCAGTCAGTGTGAAGCCCAGGCGCGCGGCGATGTCACCGATGCGCAGGGTGGGCGCGCCAGCTCCCGTCGATTCGTTGGCTGCGATGGCGCCGGCCTCGAATTGGCGGACAGGCGCGGGTGCGGGAGCGGGGTCCGTCGCGCGCGTAACGCGGCTGGTGGAGTAGCTGACGGTGCTGGGGGCGGGACGCGCGGGGGCGGGCTCCGGTTCGGTCACCTGTTCCTGCGGAGCGACGGTGGCGGCCGGCGCGGGCGTCTGCTTGCTCTGCAGCTCGGCCAGTTGCGCCCGCAGGCGCTCGTTTTCGAGCCTCTGCGCTTCCGCTGCAGCCCGCTCGCGAGCGTCGGAGACCATCTTTTCCAGGGCCCGGATAGTCGCGTCCTTCTGTGCCGCGGCGCGCACGGAGAACTCCTCGAAGACATCGGCGCCCACGTTGATGTTGCGCACATACTCCAGGCCGGCCTCGATGCGCGCGATGGGCAGGCCTGCAGCCTTCGCTACGTAGCTTTCGATCACTGCGATGGCGTCGGTGTGCTTCTGCTTGCGCTCCGCTTCGATGCGGTCGCGCTCGGCCTTCTCGTCGGCGAGCTTCTTCTCGTGGACCTTGATCTGCTCGTCCACGAACGTTTCGACGGGCTCCACGATGGCGATCAGGCGGGCGGCCTCGCCGTCGATGACCTTCTTGCAGTCGTTGAGCTGGTCTTTCGTCTTGTCGCGCAGGCGTTGGATGGCGAAGCGGCCGGATTCGCGTAGCTCGAGGCGCGCGTCCTTGGCGGCCTTGAAGCCCTTCGGCGTGCTCATGTCGAAGACGACATTGCGGTGCAGCGTGGCCAGCGTCTCCATGTCCTTCTCCAGTGGAGAGAACACGGCGAGTGCCGCCTGGGCGATGGGCGAGGGTTGGGTGCTGACTTCCGCAGCGGAGGTGGTGGCGAGATCGGACATGGGGCCTCTCAGAACGGGTTTTCGACAACTGCATGACCGCCGCGCGCGGGCGTGGCGGGCTCGGGGGGGAACAGGGGAGCGGTCGGGGCCGGCGTCGGCGTGGGAGCCGGTGCGGCGGTGGCGAGCGGTGGCGCGGGAGGCGCGTTCTTCTGCGCGCCGGACATCTTGGTCGGCGTGCGCAGCACCTCAAGGTAGCTTTCGACGAGCTGCCAGAAGCCGATCAGGTCGGATTCGAGCGCTTCGATGGCATCCTCGTTGCGGTAGATGCGCTTGACGAACAGGTCTTTGCCCACGGGCTCCAGCCAGGGGCAGTACACAACCAGGTCGCACCATTTCCGGCCGGTGATCCACAGACCGCCGTTGATCTGGTCCAGGTACTCGAAGTGCGCGGTTTCCGGGTTGGCCCAGACTTTGCCGAGCTTGTCGCACGCCATCGGGCATTTGATTTCAACCATGCCCTCGTCGTCGATGAACCCGTCCGACGAGTAGCCGAAGCGCTCGTCGTCGGTCAGGATCAGGCTGACCTCCTCGACCAGTGCGCCAGTCCGGGTTTCGTAGACCTGGCGCGCGCGCGGCTCCAGCTCGCGGCCCCTGCGCATCGCGTAGGTGACGAACGTGTCGTCCAGCGGCTCGCGGCTGATCGTCTCGAAAGCGATCAGCCAGGCGTACTTGATCGCGTCGGCGCCCGGCAGCTCAACAGGTTCACCCCTGAGCGCCCGGTTGATGGCTTCGGCCATCGGCTTCTGCTTGTAGCCAGCTTTCGCGCGGGCGCCGGGCTCCTCCATGCCCGCCATCAAGGCATCGACATAGAGGCGCTGCTGGTCGCTCAGCCCGCCGACCTTCTCACGCGCCTCGGTGAAACGAGAAGCGGTGGCCACGCCGCAGCGTGCGCGCAGCCAGTCTTCGCTGCCCTGGGGGTAGTCCAGAACGATCATGCGCGGCGCCCTCCGCGGAGGCTCTTGCGGTGCGCGACGACGGCATCCTTGAACTTGGCGTAGAGATCGTGGCGCTTCGTCTCGGCCAGCGCGCGAGATCCTTCCTGCCACAGAGCGAAGGCCTGCTCGTCACGGACCGTGCGCAGCAGGCGATCCATCAGCGCCGCGAGCACCTGGTTGGCTGCTGCGTCGGCCTGAGCCTGCCCCGCGCCATTGCCGTCGTCGTCGTTCTCGCCGATTGCGACGTTGAAGATCAGCTTCAGCATGTAGCGCTGGGCGTAGGTCATCGCCGAGCCCTGGGCGTGGGTCTTCGTCATCACGTCGCCGCCCTTGGCGCCCTTGCCGTCGGCCGGCATGTCGCACTTGTAGGTGCGCACATGGCCGGCCGCATGCGACACATAGCACAGCACGCGGATGTGGTTCTCCTTCGGGCTGTCGTCCGTGTCGAAGCTCAGTGCGAAACCGTTCTTCGTGTAGATCGGGCGCAGCGCGCGATTCAACTGTGCGTAGCTGGCGTAGGTGCTGCGCGTCTGCGGGTTGACCGCATCGGCCGAGATCGGGCCCATCGCGGCCTGCGCTTTCGTCATCGCAGAGTTGAACTTCTGCTCGGCGGCCCGCTCGTGCATGCGTTCGTGCATGGCGAGCAGACGCTCGACCTTGTTCACGTCGATGTTTGGGTCGTTGGCGGCGGTCGTGATGGCGTGCAAGACCATCGCTATGTCGTTGCGCGTCGGCGCAGCCTGGGCGGGAGCGGTCCTCGGCCCGAGGACTTCGGGCTCAGCGTGGGCGAGTGCCGCGGTCACTTTGCGATACCCCACAGAGCGAACCAGGAATCGCGCGGCTCGGCGCCGTACAGGCTCAGGAGCACGGCGGCGAGAAGCAGCAGCAGGACGATGGCGCTGACCACGAGGTAGTCGCGCGTGGTCGACGGGAACCAGAGGCCCGGGTCGCCCATGTGGTCGTCGTTGGCGGCGGCCGGCAGGCCGGCAGCGGAGGTGTCGACAGCGCTGGCGCGCGGCGGATGCACGAGGCGGACGCTCACGATGAGATCCTTTCGTAGATGAGGAGGGCGATGACGAAAAGGCCGGCGAGGACGGACACGGCGGTTGCCACCGCCTCGCCGATGCGCTGCCGGCGCGGGATTGCGACGTAGAGCCGCGTGGTGCTCGAACGCTGGCCGGGGCCGAAGGCCTCCTCGAGCGAGCGGGGCATGCAGCCGGGCCGGTGGTCGTCGGCGTTCACCGTGCCTACCAGCGTGGGCTGGTCTGCGGGCGCGGTCACCAGCGGGAAGGAGTAACCGGGGCGCTTCATCGCGCGCCTCCCGGTGCAGCTGCAGAGCGGGCCTCGCGGCGCCGGGCGTGCAGCTCTCGCGCGTCGCTGTTGAAGCGCGCCGCGAGCGTGATCGCCCAGACAAGTGCCTGGAGGGCGCTGGGTTGGCGTCCGGTGCTCACGATTCCCGCACCTTCAGCAGCTCGTCGGCGACTTCGTAGGCGAGCTCCGCAACCCATTCGACGAAGGGGCGTCCACGCTCGTCCTTCGTGAACTGGCGGGCGAGCAGCGCCTGCATGGCTGCCTTCGCGAACTCGTCGCGGGAGTCCGCGCCACGGCGCAGCACGAGCAAGAAGCTCAGATTGCTCGTGATCTGCTCGTCCGCGCCGCATTCCTTCTCGGCACGGCGGAGGTCGCCGTAGCTGGCGATGACACGCAAGGCCCTGGCCGGCTCGCTTGCGGCTGCCTGGTCCTCCTGTACAGGGACGAACTCGACCCGCAGCGCCTCGAACTCCTCGCGGCTCTCGGCGGCCGAGTACAGGCCCTGGAAGGTCTTCGGCGTTGCGCTGGCCATGGCATCGGCAACGAGGCCCGGGCCGGCTCGGTCCAGAAGCACGTACGTGCGGTCTGGGGTGCCCACGTAGCGGAAGCGCGAGCCAAGCGGCAGATCGAACAGGCGCGTGTTCATGCTGCGCTCCCGGTGGCCTGCGCCTTGGCGATGGCGGCTTTGGCGCTCTTGCTCGTGAGCGGCACGCGGCGGAAGCCCATGCGGGTATGGGTTGCGGCCGTCGTGACCTCGGTCACACCGGCGGGCCCACCCCAGACAGTGAACTGCTTCCCGTCGACGGTCACTATCGACTTGTGCTGCGCGGTCATGCTGCGCACCAACGGAACGAGGCCATGGCGCGCACGCGGCGTGCATCGGCGTAGCGCTGGCGCAGCGCGGCGATTTGCTGCTGGATTTCCAGCAGTTGTGCGTGCAGCGCGGCCTTCATGCCAGCCCCCAGGGGCGGGGGGCATCGATGCGCATGGCGGCCTCGGTTTCGAGGCGGTTCAGCGCACCGGTCTGCTTGGCCTGCGCGTACGCGCGGTCGAACGCCTGGAGCTCCTCATCGGAGTACTCGAAGCAGGGGGCCGGCGCCTTCGCCGGCTTCGGGTGGGCTGCTTGCCCGGGGTTGTTGTGCATTTGCGCTCCTCGCGTGCCATTCGGTGGCCGCGGCGCAAATCTTAGGTGTGCCGAATACTGCCGTCAATAGGCGTGCCTAATATTTCCTTTAAGGCTGCCTAAGGTCAGCTCGTGATGGGCGAAAGAAAGCCCGCACGCGGCGGGCTTTGAACGTGGCTGGTCGGGTCGCGAGTTCAGTACTGCTCGCTCTTCCACACCGTCAGAATCTTGCCAATTATCTGGAGGTGCGGGTTCTTCGGCGAGAGGTCGTATGGCGGGAAGTCTTCGTTCTTGGAGATCACGCGCAGAATGAAGCCGGGCCCGTTGAACTCGGGGACACGCTGCAGAATCTTGATGTAGCCCTCGTCGCCGACGCGGAAAAAGTACACGCCTTCGTGGTCGACGCGGTTGACGCCGCGGTCCATTAGCAAAGGGTCGCCAGGGTTGAACATGCCTCGCATGGATGGGCCGAAGCCCGTCACGATGCAGAGATTTTGAAGGCTCGTGTACGACCGCACATTGAGCTGCAGCCACTCGCGATCCACCTTCCAGCTCTTGATGATGCCGGGCGGCTCAGCTTCCAGCAGCAGCTTGCCCCTGGTGTCCATCCCGCCGCTCACCTCGTACTGGACGATCACGACCTCAGTTTCGCTCTCGACTGGCGCGTTGGCAGCGGGCGAGGGTGGACCAGGCGGCAACGCAGCAACGTGCGACGACGGCCACATTGGCCCAACGCCATCGGAGAGCCAGAGAGTGTTGCAACCGTAGAGCTCCGCTGCCTTCGCCGCCGTCACTGCCTTCATGGTCTTCGTCTCGCCGCTGAACCAGGCGTTCACAGATGGCGGCTTGGCGCCAGTGGCGCGCGCGAGGTCCGCCTGCGAAATATCAGGTCGCTCGCGCGCGAGCAGGCGGAAGCGTTGCTGAAGGGTGGTCATTAGGCCATCCTAATAAGAAAAGCATTAGGCACACCTTGCAGTGAATCTTAGGTGCACCTTAGAATGCGCGGCATGATCACTGTTCAAGACCTCGGCGGCCCAACGGCCGTAGCTCGGATGGTTCGCCTCGCTGTGCCCACCGTGCACGGCTGGAAGGCGATACCGGAGCACCACTGCCCAACGATCGAACGCGCGACGAACGGCCGCTATGTCTGCGAGCAGCTGCGCCCCGAAGCGCCGTGGTTGCGCGTGCCTGACAAGAACTGGCCGCACCCCAAGGGCCGCCCGGTCCTCGACATCGCTGCCACCGCAAGGGAGGCAGCGTGATGCACATCAAGTCCCTCACGTCACTGAGCCATGCCGAGGTCGCCGACCTGGCTGCGCACGCCGCCGAGCGCGGTGAAGAGCTCCCCCTGGCCAACCCATTCCCGGCCGACGGCCCCGACTGCTGGCGGCACCGCGTCTTCCGCGATGTCTTCGCCGCTCGCGCCGCCGACCTGCAGCCGATCGGCTGACCACTTCACCCCCACCACGAGTTCGAGATGTCCACCATCGACCAAGATCAAGAGCCGGCGTTCGCCCGCGGCATCGCCGGGCCGCTCGGGAAGCTCACCGAAGACCTGAAGACCAAGGTTGACGAGGCGACTGACAAGGTATTCCGGCAGCACTGCGCCCTGAGCGGTACCGACGCGAGCACGCTGCTGCGCGACTTCGTGTACCTGACCTGCTACGGCAAGACGTGGCGTGCGATGGCGGCTGAGAAGCTGTTGCATGAGGAGGAGCGTATCGGCGCGATGCGCAAACTGACAGGGCCTTTTGAGGGCCCCGAATTCGCGCAGCGGGGAGGGCACCACTGATGAGCGCAGCATCCACCGGCCCCGCAGTGTCCCGACCACTGCTGATGGCCCAGCAGCACGCCGACCAGTTCACGCCGCGGTTCCTGGCGTACCTGCCCGAGAACCTGCACGTCTACGACGCCTTCGAGCGCGAGGCCATGCGCATCGTGCGCCGGGGCTTCGAGCACTACAGCGCCCGCACCATCATCGAGGTGCTGCGCCACAACTCGGCGCTGGCCGAGCGCGGCGGGCCGTGGAAGCTCAATGATTGGCACACCCCGTACCTGGCGCGCCTGTTCGCGCTGCTGAACCCTGCCTTCGCGGGCCTGTTCGAGTTCCGCATCACCAAGGCTGTCGGCCGTGGCCGCGCCGCGGCGGCGAACGACCCCTCGATGGAAGGGGGTGCAGCATGCTGACCCCTCAGTTCGTTCTCGCGCTTTCCGCGAAGCTGGTGATCGACCTCTTCGCCGGCGGCGGCGGCGCCAGCACCGGGATCGAGCAGGCCATCGGTCGGCATGTGGACGTCGCCGTCAACCACGATGCGGATGCCATCGGCATGCACGAGGTCAACCACCCGCAAACGCGCCACTATCGCGCCGACGTGTGGGAGGTGGACCCGCTCGCCGTGGTGCGCGGACAGCAGGTTGGCCTGCTGCATGCGTCGCCCGACTGCACTGACCACAGCCAGGCGAAGGGCGGGCAGCCGCGCTCGAAAAAAATTCGCGCCCTGGCATGGGTGGTGCACCGCTGGGCCGGCAAGGTTCGGCCGGATGTCATCACGCTCGAGAACGTCGAGCAGATGTTGCAGTGGTCGCCGCTGATCGCAAAGCGAGATCCGGAAACGGGTCGCGTGGTGACGCTCGACGAAGTGCTCGACCCGGTGACGAAGCGGAAGACATTCCGGGTAGCCGATCCGGGCGAGCACGTACCGCGGCACCGCCAGTTCCTGGTGCCGGACAAGAAAAAGCTCGGCCGCAACTGGCAGCACTTCGTCGAAGGCCTCCGCGCGATGGGCTACGTCGTGCAGTGGCGCGTCATCTGCAATGCCGACTACGGCGCCCACAGCACGCGCACGCGCCTCTACATGATTGCGCGCTGCGACGGGCTGCCGATCGTCTGGCCGGAGAAGACCCACGCGAAGAAGCCGACGGGCAGGCTGAAGGCTCACCGTCCGGCCTCCGATTGCATTGACTGGAGCATCGAAGGCCAAAGCATCTTCAACAGGAAGAAGCCGCTCGCCGACGCAACCATGCGCCGCATCGCACACGGCATGCGCAAATTCGTGCTGGAAAGCCCGGACCCGTTCATCGTCAACATGGCCCACGGGGGAAAGGTCGAGGGCACGACCAAGCCGTTCAGCACCATCGCGACCGAAAAGGGCGGATGCCGCGCACTGGTGATGCCTACGCTGATCCAGATGAGCTACGGAGAGCGGAAGGGCCAAGCGCCCAGGGTGCTCGATCTGCAGCAATCGCTCGGGACGGTGGTGGCCGGCGGTCAGAAGCACGGGCTGGCGAGTGCCTATCTGGTGCAGGCCGGCCACGGCGAAGGCAAGGACGGCGGCAAGCGGTGGAGTCATGGCGCAAACGACATCGAGGGTTCCCTGGCCACGATCACGGCCAGCGGTGGCGGCCAAAGTCTCGCCACCGCCTTCATGGTTCAGGCCAACGGCGGCTTCAATAAGACGCACGCGCGCGGCATGCGTGAATCGGTTTCGGCAGTGACTACCAGCGGCAGTCAGCAGCAGCTCATCACCGCACACCTGACCACACTGCGCCGCAACAGTGAGGGCCGGGATGCCCGCGACCCGCTGACCACGATCTCCGCAGGCGGCGAACACCAAGCGCTGGTGGAGTACCACCTGAGCCAGCACCACGAGGAGGGCGCGCTGCGCTGCGCGGCGTTCCTGATGCGCTATCACGCCTCTGGCGGCCAGTGGGCGGACCTGCGCGACCCCGCCACCACCATCACCACGCACGACCGCCTGGCGCTGGTCACCGTCTGGCTCAAGGGCGAGCCGTGGGTCATTGTGGACATCTGCCTGCGCATGCTCACGCCGCGGGAGCTCTACAACGCTCAAGACTTTTCGCGCGACTACACCATCGACCGCACTGCCAGCGGGAAGGTGCTCACGAAGACAGCGCAGGTGCGCATGTGCGGCAACTCTGTCAGCCCGCTGCCGATGCGCTTGCTGGTGGCCGCGAACTACAGCGACTTCGGCCACGCGCAGGAAAGGCTGGCTGCGTGACGCGACCTGTTCCCTATCCTGCAGATACCCGCGCGAAGGGCTGGCGCTTCGAGCTGGACCACGAGCGCATCGAGCAGTCGGACACCTGGGCGCTCGCGCCCTCGGAGGTGAAGCCGTGGCTGCTGATGCTTTGGGTCACGGCCTGGCGTCAGGAGCCCTGCGGCTCGCTGCCCAACGAAGACGAGCTCATCGCTGTGCGCATCGGCATGCCTATGAAGACCTTCGCCAAGGTGCGCTCCAAACTGATGCGCGGTTGGTGGGTAGCCGAGGACGGCCGCCTCTACCACGACACCGTGACGAAGCGCGTCCTGGAGATGCTGGCCGCCCGTGAAGCGGAGCGCCGCCGGAAGGCGGAGTACCGCCAGCGGAAGGAAGCGGAACGCAGATCGGACACCGGTTGTGATCCGGATTTGTCCCACGGGACAACCGGCGGACACCAGCAGGACGACACCCGGAATGACACCGGGAGAGACGGCACCGGAACCAGAACCGGAACCAGTACCAATAAAGAAGAAACCACCACCACTTCCCGAACCACGTCCGGATCGGTGGGGGGTGATTCGCAAAGCCCGACGAAGGCAGGTGAGGTGTGCAAGGCGATCAGGGCGAAGAAGGTGGCCGACGTGAACCCGTCGAGTCCCGAGCTGCTGGCGCTCATCGACAAGGGTGTGCCCGTCGAAACCTTCGAGGCCGCCGCCGACATCTGCGCCAAGTCCAAGCCGCCAAAGGGGTTTGCCTACCTGCTGGGCATCGTGAAGCGCCAGCTCGGCGAGGCCGCTGCCATCGCCTCGGGTGTGGGCATGCCTGAGAAGCCATGGGACGAGAGCCGTTCGACCATCGAAGCGAAGGGCGAGGAGCTCGGGCTCGGTCGCTGGAACGAGCACGACCTGAGCGCGAAGCGAGAGAGCTTCGCGCAGTACGAGGCCCGCGTCCGGCGGGCGGTGGAAAAGCAACAAGGAGTACCCGCATGACCAGTGCCATCACCATCGCTCAGGTGGCTGTGTCCGCGCAGCGCAACCTGCAAACCCTCGCCACGCACGAGCGCTTCCTCCGCCAGCGCGGCGAGCTGACGCCGACGGCCACCGGCGGTGTCCGTGCCTACTGCGCGGTGGAGCGCGTGCGCCTTGACCTGTGTGCCGAGCGCTTCGCGGCTCTGCAGCCCGCCAACGACCTCGCTTTCGAGCAGAACCCGGAGCACGCATGATCCCGTCGATCAATCCCTGGGACGCAGAGATCGAGGTGTTCGAGCAGCTGACGCTCGACCGGCTGCTGAAGCATGCCGAGCTGTGCGGAAACTGCCTCGAATGGACCGGCCATGCCGCGGGCGGCCAGCATCCGCAGGTGAAGCTCGGCGGCAGGGCGGGGCGCGTCTACAACGTGCGCCGCGTGCTGTGGGTTCTCACCCGCGGCTCCGTGCCGGCCAACCGCCAGGTGGGCGTGAAATGCGACTGCGAGCTCTGCGTGCATCCGGACTGCCTGGTATTGCGCACTCGCGCCGCGGCGATGAAGGGGGTCACGAGGTCACTGCTATCGCGCCGACGCATTGCGGCCTCGAAGCGCGCGAAGTCGAAGCTCACTGAGGAAATGGTGCGCGAGATTCGCTCGAGCGAGAAGCCCGCGATCTGGTTTGACCGCAACTGGCACCTCGGCAACGGGACCGCTTCCAACATCCGGCGCGGGCGCAGCCGCCGCGACTTCAGCGCCGACATGCTGGGAGGAATGCGCTGATGGCCCGCCGCCGCACCGCCGCGCTCGGGCTGATCGCTCGGGCCCTCATCGAGATGCAGTGGCACGCAACCGCCGTGCGCGCGCAGATCCACGCCATTCTGGGCGACGACAGCGACCAGTTCGTAGCAGCCGCCGGCCGGGTGCTGTTCGTGGTGCTGGGCGCGCTCATGGCCGAAGACATCGATCACGACCTGCGGGACGTGCGCATCGTGCGCGGTGCCTGCAATGCCCTGTACGAGCAGGCGGGCGTGCCGGTGATCGACCCGACGCGCCGCGCTTCGCTGCGCTCCGGTCTGGAGGCCTGCGACCGTCTGGTCGATGGGCTACAGCGCAAGTCGCTGATCGATGCCGCGTGCGATCTGGAGCTGAAGCTGCAGAACGCGCACCTGAACTGGGCTGCCTTCGAGGCGCTGTTGGAGGGCATCGCAGCATGAAGTGCCCCAACTGCGACAAGGCCGCCATTCGCGCTGACTGGCCCGGCTACACCGCCAACTGCCGGGAATGTCTGGCGCGCGGCATCGCCAACGGCCCCGAGTTCTGGCGCTCGCGCCAGGACGGTTCGCTGCGCGACGAATACAAGGCTGCGCTCCGGACCATCTGGGGCGAGGACTGGAAGGGCGGGCACGAAGCGGTGAAGTCCGCCGCGGCTCGGCTGGACCAACTGCGGACATCGCCTCAAGGAGCGCTCCTGTGACGGTGCACATCCTCGGAATCGACCCGGGCGCCAGTACTGGTCTGGCCGCCTTCACCGCTGGCGCGCTCGGCTTCCTGAAAACCATCGAGCCGCACGCCATCGAGCACAACCTGCGCCACTACAAGCCGGCGCGCGTGGTGTTCGAGGACAGCCGCCTCGAATCGAAGGTGTGGACGACCGCGGGCAGCCGCGCCGCCGCGCTGAAGATCGCCCGCAATGTCGGGCAGATCGACGCCTGGTGCAGCCTCATCACCGCCATCTGCGCCGACCTCGGCATCCCGGCCCACGGCATCAGCCCGACGGCAAAGGGCGCCAAGCTGGATGCGGAGGCCTTCGCGCTCGTCACCCGCTGGACCGGGCGCAGCAATCAACATGAACGCGATGCCGCGATGGTGGCATGGCCCTACAGGAGGACCGCCCGATGACCGATCTTGCCCTGAGCGTTGTCTGGCCAGATCAGGAGCGCGCACGCACCAGCCTGCTCGAGCGCGTGGCGCCGTGGTGCAAAGCGCAGTGGGCAGCCGGCCATCGGCTGGAACTCCAGATCCGGCTGCACGAGGACGCGAAGACCGACCGCCAGCGGAAGTACTACCACGGCGTGGTGCTGAAGACCATCGCGGCGCAGGCGCGCCCGAACGACCAGCAGTTCCCACTGAAGGTCTGGAAGGAGCACTTCCGCGAGGAGTTCCTGGGCTACAAGACCGTCACCACCCGCAACCCGCTCACGGGCAAGAAGCTGCGCCGGCGCCAGCGCGTCAGCACCGAAGACCTGGGCGTGAAGGGCTACAGCCAGCTCATCGACCGCGTGAGCGCTTTCGCCGCCAGCGAGCTCGGCGTGACCTTCCCGGCCAGCTTCGAGCAGTGGGAGCGCATGCAGGTGGACCCGGACACTGGCGAGATCATCGGAGCGATCTCGCCATGAAGCGCAGCGCGCCGTTGATGCGCACCGAGTTCAAGCGCCGTCGGCCGAAGGTCATCGGGGTGGATCTCGCCTCGGGCCCAGATCGCACGGTGATCGCGAAGGTGATGCCCGTGCCGGGCCGCATCGTCCGCATGGTCGCCATCAACGATGCTGACTTCCGCGGCGCCGTGCCGAAGACCGAGCCGCAGCGCAACCCCGCGCTGCTGGCGATGGCGCGCGGCCAGCGCTGCCTGCTGCTGGTGCCCGGTGTGTGCCAGCCGGACCCGGCCACCACGGTGGCCTGCCACAGCAACCAGTCGGTGCACGGCAAGGCCGGCGCGCGCAAGGCTGACGACCAATGGCACGTGTACGGGTGCGCGGCATGCCACCGCTGGCTCGACCAGGGCCCGGCGCCGGCCGAAGAGAAGGTGGAGCGCTTCGGCGCCGCTCACCGCTGGATGGTTTCCATCTGGCAAGACATCGTGGCGGGCGTGCTGCCTGCCACACCGAAGGAGCGCCGGGCCGCCGCATGGGCCCTGGCCAGGATTTAAGACGAGGAGAACGAATGGCTGAAGCCCAGAAATCAACCCTGCTGGTGGTGCTTGAGGCGGTGCAGGATCTGCACGCCCAGGAGCAGGTGGTCACCCGAGAGACGCTGGCCGAGCTCACCGGCCTGAAGCTCACGACCATCGACGACCGCCTCGGCGTCCTGGTGGACGAGGGCGACATCGTGCGCGTGCAGCGCGGTGTGTTCGTGCCGGCGGTGCGACACGCGCCCGCGCGGCCCATGTCCAAGACCGTGATGCCTGACGGCACCGTGAAGATCGAGATCGGCGACGAGGTGCTCACGCTCACGCCACGCGAGGACCGGGCGCTGGCGAACCTGATGGCCGGCGCCGCCGCGCAGGCCGCAGCCGTAGAGACGGGCAGGAACACTGCGCTGCTGGCGGCCGAAATGGCCGAGGAGATTAAGCGCCTGCGGCGGCGCGTGGCGGCGCTCGAAGCACCGGCGACTGCGAACCAAGGGCAGTTATTCGACGTATCACAACAGCGGTCGCAGCCGGCTGCAAACGGCGGACATTTCGAGCGCACCGTCAGCGTGTAGGTGCTGGAAAAGGCCGGTGCTTGAGGCTCTCAATCGATCGGCGGCCGAGCAGCAAGGCAGCTGGGTTGTCTGCAAGTTTGGCGCTCAACATTTGTCGCGCGATTCGGAGGTTGGCATGGCGGGACCTAGCTCTCTCGCTAATCGCGACTGTCCTACTCGGCCGGTGAGTGAGTCGCACTGCGCTGTCGGTGTGGTGAACCATAAAGCCGTCGCTGTTCGGGCGCGGATTGAAGTACTCAATGGAGTGCTCGTCGTCGCCGAGCTCTAGTTCGTTCGGGCGACCGCTGCGGTAGCAAGTAGCGTTGACAAGGGGAGGCTCACCGGTTGTGCTGACTGCCCGATAGGCATCGAGGATGCGGTCGAATTGATGCTCGTCCGGAATGAGCAACGTCCAGGAGACGTCCGCGCTGAGAGCATCATCGAATTCGGTTGCCACAAGGTCTGCCCCGTCAACCTGCTCCAAAACGAACTTTGCGGCCGCGTGCAAAGCGTCGCAGTTCTCGCGATCCCGTTTCGTCACCTCCAACTCGATATAGCCTGCCATTGCATCTCCAGCCTCTTTGTTGCCCGTCCGACGAGTATGAGCATGCCACGCCCCCTGTAGGGATTCGCCACGTTGGGGTCTTGCGTGACCATCACTCCACCGATCACCGGACCCCGAACTTGGCATCAGCCCTGGTGCTGGAGTGGGGGGCAAACCACTCCGCTAGACCCCTTGCGCGTCTCAGGGGATGCATCCCCACGCAGTCGGATGGACCGAACCCCCGGCGCTTCGCCGGCAAGTTGTCTCCTCGCGCGGCTCCGGCCGCACGTTCGCCCGCCAGGCCCACCCCTGGCGGGCTTCTCTTTGTGCAAGCTTGAGCTACTGGTTAACAACATAGACAAACGGCGGCCGGCGTGTAGTCTCGATACGCGCGACTCTGCGCGGTGAGGACTTAAGTGGAACAACAACCTCTCTATCGCTATTATTCGTTCGGATATAACTACTGCATATTGCGGGTCAGACCAGCAGGTGGACTAGATAAAGATGCTGTAATCTCGCAGCTCGATAGTTTTTTGGCGTCGCTGAAAGAATTCGATCTTCAGGTAACCCAAAAAATTGCAAATGAACTTGCTGTAATTAGCGCAGAGCTTAAATCGTCGTCAGATAAAACATTGTCTTCATCAATGGGAGCCAGAATCGAGGCGGCAGTCGATAAGCTTGATCCGGCCCTGGATGCCGAGCTAAAACTACGTGCAGCGTATATCATGACAAAGAAGAGGCATGCTCTGCCCTCTCTCACTGAAAGTCCGGAGGACTTACTTGGAAAAGACTCTTGGAAAACTCTGACGGAGACGTCAGAAAAAGATTTCAGATCGGCATGCATGCTGATTGCGCTCAATCAACCAACGGGTGCTGCATTCCATCTAATGAGAGCTCTTGAGGAGCAAGTGAAAGTCCTTTATTTCGCATTTAAAAAGACAAAACGTCTTGCAAAGCCCATGTGGGGGCCCATGACCGCTGAGTTGCGAAGCAAGAACAAACCGAAGCCTTCTGAAAAGCTGCTTTCTCATCTCGATGGCATGCGTGTGCACTTTAGAAATCCAACGCAGCATCCCACAGCTTTTTACTCAATGAATGAGGCTGAAGATTTACTAAACCAAACCACGGTTGCGATTGGAATGATCTGCGCGGAACTTCCGCCGTAAGTACGTAGAGCCGGCGCCCCCTCTAGGGTTCGACGTACTCGTGGCGTGCGGAAAAACTCGCGCGCATGGCACCACGCAAGCCCGCCAAGAAGCAGGCGCCCGCACCGAAGAAGACCACCACTACGCCCGCCGCCCCCAAGAAGGCCGCGGGCGCACCTGCGCGCAAGAAGGCGCCGCCGGCAAAGGCGAAGAAGCCATCCCGGCCGGTCCGCGCAACACCAGCACCACCAGCCGAACCCGCACAGCTCGGCCTGACCGACCTCCAACAGCGCTTCGTCGATGAGTACCTGGTGGACCTGAACGGCACGCAGGCTGCCATTCGAGCCGGCTACAGCCCGGACACCGCCCGGCAGATGGCATCGGAGAACCTGTCAAAACCGTACATCCAGATTGCCATCGCTGACGCTCGAAAGCTCCAGCAGGCCCGTACGCACATCGAGGCCGACCGCGTGGTGGTGGAGGCCTGGAACATCGTTTTCGCCGACCCGCGCGAGCTGGTGCAGGTGAAGGTGGGCTGCTGCCGGCACTGCTGGGGCGAGGGCTTCAAGTTCCAGCGCACCGTGGGCGAGTTCAATCACGACCGCGAGCAGCACGCCCTGAAGGCCGGCAACCTGGCCGACTTCGACGAGAAGGGCGGCATCGGGTTCGACCCGCTCAAGCCGCCACATCCATCCTGCCCGGACTGTGGCGGCGACGGATATGCCCGCACGGTCCTGGCCGACACCCGGCACCTCTCTCCCGCGGCGCGCGCCCTCTATGCCGGCGCCAAGATGACGAAGTACGGCATCGAGATCTCCATGCACGACAAGGCCGCGTTCGCCGAGAAGCTGTTCAAGCACCTGGGCCTCTACGAGAAGGACAACCAGCAGAAGACCGACCCGCTGGCCTCGCTGCTGAGCCGCATCACCACGGGCAATGCCAATGGATTCCGGCCCGTGGCGGACGATCCGGAGGCACCTACCGCCGGTGTGCCGTCGCCGAGCGCACTGCAGCCGCGCCAAGACGTGGACGGCGAGGACTGAGCATGGCGAAGAAGGCGCAGGACGACGAGCGCGAAGACTGGCTGCACGCGGTGGCCGGTGCTTCGGCGCTCGACGGCCAGCTCTGGCCCGACAAGCCGCGCGAACCGAGCCGGATCAAGGTCATTCCGCCCACCCAGGCGCCGCAGGACGCCGCGGAGCTCGAGCGCTGCCTGCAAGACCCCGAGTGGCGCCTCTTCAGCGGCTGCCTGTACCAGATCATCGTGAAGGGCAAGAACGAGGGCGATGACGACCTGGTGCAGCCCTTCATCCCCAACCGAGCCCAGAAGCGCTTCATCCGCCGGCTCTGGCACCGCAACATCATCCTGAAGGCCCGGCAGCTCGGCTTCACGACCCTCATCGCCATCCTCTGGCTCGATCACGCGCTGTTCAACGGAAACCAGCGCTGCGGCATGATCGCCCAGGACCGCGAGACGGCCGAGGCCATCTTCCGCGACAAGGTGGTCTTCGCCTACGACCACCTGCCCGAGGAGCTGCGCGAGCGCTTCCCGCTGGCGAGGGCCAGCACGAAGGAGCTGCTGTTCGGCCACAACAACAGCAGCATCCGCGTGGCCACCAGCGTGCGCGGCGGCACCATCCACCGCCTGCACGTCTCCGAGTTCGGGAAGATATGCGCCAAGTTCCCCGCGAAGGCGAACGAAGTGGTCACCGGCTCGATTCAGGCGGTGCCGCTGTCCGGCATCCTGGTGATCGAGAGCACGGCCGAGGGGACCGAGGGCGAGTTCTACGACATGTGCCAGCGCGCCCAGGCGCTGGTGGCCGGCAAGGCCAAGCTCACCGCCAGCCAGTACCGCTTCCACTTCTACGCCTGGTGGCAAGACCCCGCGTACACGATGGACCCGTCCGGCGTGTCCATCAGCAACGAGCAGCACGACTACTTCAACGAGATCGAGCAGGCGTGCGACTGCAAGATCGACACGGGCCAGCGGGCCTGGTACGTTGAAAAGCTGCGCAACGACTTCTCGGGCAAAGAGGAGCGGATGTGGCAGGAGTACCCCTCGACCCCCGAGGAGGCCTTCCAGCAATCCACCGCCGGTCACTACTACGCCAAGGACATGGTGCTGCTGCGCAAGCGCGGCGCCATCTGCCAGGTGCCGGTGCTTGACCTGCCGGTCTACACCTTCTGGGACATCGGCAACAGCGACGGCACGGCCATCTGGTTCATGCAGGTGCTGCGCGGCGAGGACCGCTTCATCGGCTACTACGAAGAGCACGAGGAAGACCTGCGCCACTACGCCCGACACCTCCAGGACAGGGGTTTCCTGTACGGCGGCCACTTCCTGCCGCACGACGCGGACCACAAGCGCCTGGGCGACTACAACCGCAGCACCCGTGAGCAGCTGCAGCTCCTGCTGCCCGGCCAGAGCTTCTTCATCGTGCCGCGCGTCACCGAGCTGATGACCGGCATCTACGCCGTGCGCAAGCACCTGAAGAGCGCCTACTTCGAGATCGACGGTACGAAGCAGGGCATCGAGCGCATCCAGGGCTACCGCAAGAAGTACAGCCAGTCGGAGAACCGCTTCCTCGACCAGCCCGACAAGAGCAACGGATGCACCGAGGGTGCCGACGCCCTGCGCCAATGGGCCCAGGCCAAGGAACTCGGACTCCTCGAAAGCCTGACCGAGAACAGCAGCTACGTGGAGGCCCCGGAGCCTGCCTGCGTGTGAGGACCACCACCATGACGAACCAGACCAACAACCTCGACCCCGTAGACACGCCGGACGGCGATGTGCCGCTCACGCTCGCCGAGTACCGCGAGATCCTCGACGAGATCGACAATCAGCCCCGCACTTGGCGCCGAACCGCCGACCGGGAGATGGACTACGCCGACGGCAACCAGCTCGACACCGAGCTCATCCGCGCGATGAAGGCACAGGGCATTCCGACCACGATGGAGAACCTGATCGGGGCATCGCTGGAAGGCATTCGGGGATACGAAAAGCAAACCCGCACAGATTGGCGTGTGACCTCGAACGGGCAGCCCGGTGGCCAGGACGTAGCCGACGCCATCAACTTCAAGTTGAACGAGGCTGAGCGCAAGAGTAAGGCTGACGACGCCTGCAGCGGCGCGTTCTATCCCCAGATCGCCGTGGGCGTAGGCTGGGTGGAGGTGTGCCGCAACTCCGACCCCTTCGACTACCCCTACCAGTGCAACGTCATCCATCGCAACGAGATCCACTGGGACTGGGCCAGCACGAAGGCTGACCTGAGCGACGCGCGTTGGCTGCGCCGCCAGCGCTGGATGCACCCGTCGCGACTCGCCCGCGTCTTCCCTGACCACAAGGAACTGATCCGCCTCTACGGCCGCGCCGGCATCAACTGGTGGTCGGAGTACGACGACACGCAGTACGGCGGCGGAAGCACAGGCCTGAATAGGGCATGGGACATCGCGCGCGAGTGGACCAGGCTGGAAGACCGCTGGTTCAACCCGATGAACCGTGAGGTTTGCGCTTCAGAGCTCTGGTACCGCCGGTGGTCGGATGTCATCGTTCTCAAGAGCCCGGACGGGCGCGTGGTGGAGTACGACGAGAACAACCCCGCCCACGTCTTCGCGCTGGCCAACCGGCGCGTGCGGTTCATGCGTGCCACGGTCGCCAAGGTGCGCCGCAGCTACTGGCTCGGGCCGCACGTGCTCTTCGACGGGCCCACGCCCTATGCGCACCGCTACTTCCCATACGTGCCATTCTGGGGATTCCGCGAGGACGGCACCGGTGTGCCGTTCGGCTACGTGCGCAACCTGATGGACCAGCAGGACACGCTCAACAACGGCAACGCGCGGCTGCGCTGGGGGATGAGCTCCTACCGCACCGAGCGCACCAAGGGCGCCGTGGACATGCCAGACGATGTGTTCCGTCGCACCATCAACCGGCCCGACGCCGACATCGTGCTCAACGCGGCCCACATGGCGCAGCAGGGTGCGCGGTTCGAGGTGAAGCGCGACTTCCAGGCCAACGCACAGCAGCTCGAGCAACTGCAGAACGCGCGCAACGCCATCGAGCGCATCAACCCGGCGGCCGCGGGCGCCTTCTCTGGTCGGCGCGGCACCGCGACCAGCGGCATCCAAGAGCAGACCCAGGTGGAGCAAGCCAATCAGTCTCTCTCGCACATGATGGGCAACCAGAAGAGTGCGCGCACGCAGGTGGGCGAAATGCTGGTGGCGATGATCGTGCAGGACATCGGATCGAGCGAGCATGCGGTCGTCATCGAGGGTGACGACGTGACGCCCACGCGCATGGTGGTGCTCAACAAGCCGGAGGCGGACCCGCTCACCGGCATTCCCTACCTCTCCAACGACTTGCAGCGCACCATGCTGCAAGTCGGCATGCAAGACGTGCCCAGCTCGCCAACCTACCGCGGCCAGCAGCTCAACGCGCTGTCCGAGTCGATCAAGAGCCTGCCGCCGCAGTACCAGGCCGCGGCTATACCGTTCCTGGCCAGCCTCATGGACGTTCCGTTCAAGCGCGCCCTCGTCGAGGCCCTCCGCAATGCCGCGGCGCAGGAGTCGCCTGAGCAGGTGGAGAAGCGCATCCAGGAGGCGGTTGCCGATGCCCTCGCCAAGGCCGGCAACGACCTCAAGGCGCGCGAGCTAGACATGAAGGAGCGCAAGACCGAGGCCGAGATCCAAAAGCTCATGGCCGACGCCGTGCAGGTGGGTGTGCAGGCTGCCTTCGCCGCGATGCAGGGCGGCGCGCAGGTGGCGCAGATGCCGATGATCGCGCCCATCGCGGACGCAATCATGCAGGGCGCCGGCTACCAGCGGCCCACGCCGGCCGGCGACGATCCGAACTTCCCGACGCCTGCGCAGACTGCGGCCATGAACATCAAAGACCCCTACGTCCAGGGGCAAGGCCCTGCTGCGCTGGCTGCGCAGGAGGAGGCCGCCGCCGCGCCGCCAGTGCACGAGAACACCAGCCCGACATTCCCTGCACGCGCGATCACTCCAAGCAGGGGGCTGAGCGGCGTTGAAACCGAGCGAGTGTCAGATAACTTGGTTGGCTCTTCGCCACAAGTAGAGCTGGCCGGAGCAAGGGGCCAGAAAGATTGACACGGCGCGCAGCAGGCGCGCTTAGACTCCCGGAATGCGCACCCTTTCCGTTTCAAATTTTTCTTGTATCCGAGACGCCACTATCGAGATTGGCAGGCTCACGTTGTTGATCGGTCCGCAGGCAAGTGGGAAAAGCGTGCTTTGTAAGCTCAACTATTTCCTCATTGAATGCTCCTATCTTCAATATGTCCACTTGTCCAAGCAGAGCTCATTTGAGAAGTATGTTGACTCAATTAAAGAGCGATTTTTGGAGTGGTTCCCGCTGGCGGCGTGGGGGAAAGAACAATTCCGAATCACCTTTGTTGCAGGCGATTACAGTGTCTCCCTTGTGAGAAAAAAATGGGGGGGTCGGTGTTCAAACGATTTCAGAGTCAAATTTTCTGAGCCGTTCATGGCGCAATATGAAAGTTTGCTGGAGGATGCGGTTAAATCTTCGGCCGACTTGACCAGAGAGGCAGATCTGTTTGGAGCCGAGTATCGATTCAGAGAGATTTCGGAAAAGAGTCTTCGCAAAATTATGGGGCGCGATTACACCGCCTACCAAGCGTTTGTGCCAGCTGGCCGGTCATTTTTTACCAGCATCGGTAAGGCAATTGCGGCATTCGAGCAGGGGCGTGTGCTCGATCCTTTGATTCTTAGGTTTGGGCGCCTTTATACGACCATGCGCGAGCGCGCTTTTTACGGCCCAAAAGAGAATCAGAGCTTGAAAAAAATAATCGAGAAATCTTTCGAGACTCTGCTGGGAGGCAAAGTGGAGCGCGACGGGGAAAAAGAATTTATGCATGCTTCTGATGGGAGAAAAATTCCGCTTTCCGCAATGTCGTCGGGCCAGCAAGAATTGCTGCCGCTTATCACCTTTATGCCGTGGTTGCTTAGGACCGAAGGGCGTCGACTTTGCTATATCGAAGAGCCAGAAGCCCATCTTTTTCCTACGGCGCAGAGTGCATTGATCGAAACGTTAGCAATGGCGACTAGTTCAATTTCACAGGTTGCTGCTGAATCCAATTTGGTTATCACGACACATAGCCCCTACGTGATGACCAAGGTAAACAATCTTCTTAAGGCGGGTGCGATAGGGCGGTCCGCATCGGAAGACAAGCGCCGCAAACTTGAAACGATCGTGCCTCGTAGAGCTTGGCTCCAGGCGCGATCCGTCCGGGCTTATGCAATAAAAGGCGGTGTTGTTTCAAGTATTCTTGAGGCAGATGGACTGATTAACTCGGATTACCTAGACGAAGTTTCAGGAGAGCTTGGCCAAGAGTTCGACCGGTTGCTCGAAGTGGAGCATGAACGTGAATTGTGACTGCTTCGAGAATCTAAAAGATTCCAAAATCAAGGTGGAAGAGAACGGGCAGAAGGCCGTTTTTTTAAACCCAGGAAGGCAAAAATATCAAAGGGTTAGGGTTGACGGGTGCCTGATCAAAAAAGAGATTGCATGTGACTATTGGGTAATACAGCTAGAAGATAAAAGCGTCTTGGTTGAGTTGAAGGGTAAGGATGTTGAGCATGCAATTAAGCAGATAGAGGCGACTTTTTCTTTTCTTCAGAAGGAAAATAAAAAAACATCAAGTATGGCTGCCTTAATAGTCTGCCGAAAACCATCTCGGAACCCCAGTTTTACCTCAAAGTTGCAGAAGGCTAAGGCTAATCTTCTGAAGAACCATCAGGCGCCCCTTCATGTGGTTACGGGCGCCCATGAGTTTGCTATTGACAACTTATTGAAGGTTACGGGCCCATTTTGACTATTGGTCGAAAGAAAAAAGCCGCCCCTGGGCGGCTTTTTTCGTTCTTGCCCCCCTGTAGGGTTTCCCGGAGCGACCCGCTGTCGGCACAGTGGCGCTCAAGCGTGAAGCGAGAGCGGATCGTGACGCAGCCCGCTCGTGAGAGCCGGCACCTCCCTCGAAAGAGCGCGAGGTAACTCCCCCAGCTGGAGGTGTACGGGGTGGGGCTTCGGCCTCACCCAGTGCTCCGAATGCGGATGTCCCTAGCGGCCACGGCGACATGTGGCGGACGAGCATGACGGCAACAACCGACAACTTCTTTGACAGCATCAACGGCGCGCTGACGCCGGAGCAGGCTCTCCAGGCATTGCGCTTGGAAGAGCAGGGCGATACCGGCGGCAAGCCGGACACCGGTGGCGCGCCCACGACCACCCCTGCTACCGACGACAAGCCCGGTGCGGCTGAGCCCACGAAGGGCAACGAGCAAACCGACGACACCCAGGGCAAGCCCGGTGGCGAGCAGCAGCCCATCCCCGAAGACCAGCAGACCGCGGACAACACCGTGATCCTGGCGAAGGATGGCAAGCACACCATCGACTTCAGCCACCTGGACAAGGCGCGTCAGCAGCGCGACACGTACAAGGCGGAAGCCGAGGACGCGAAGCGCCAGTTGGCGGACCTGCAGGCGCAGGCGAGAGCCCGCGAGAACGAAGGGCAGGCCCCGACCAAGACCGACAACATGGTTGCCACCGCAGAGGCGGCCATCGAGAAGGGCGTGGACCCGGGCCTATTCGGCGACTTCTCCGAGGAAGCGCTTGCGGCTGGCATCGCCAAGCTGGTGCAGCAACAGGTAGAGGAGCGCGTCGGCAAGGCCGTCGCACCGCTGCAGGCCAAGCACCAGCAGGACGCCGCTACCGCGCACTACGAGGCCATCTACAAGGCGCACCCCAACGCTGACTCCATCGTGGAGAGCGCCGAGTTCAAGGCCTGGGTGGATGCCCACCCGAGCGCGGTCCGCAATGCGTACTGGCAGCTGTTCGACCCAAAGACGGGCGGGACGGCTGAGCAGATCGTCGAGGTGTTCGATGCCTTCACGAAGGGCAACAAGGAAGCTCCTACGCCCGCAGCCCCTGACAAGGCTGCGGCTACGGCCGCCGCTGCTTCCGCGCGGACGGAACCCCCTGCAAGCCTGTCCGGCATCCCCGGCGGGCGCGCAGACGGGCTCTCTCCGCACGAGCGTATGGCAGGCATGGGTGGCGTCGACATGTACGCGGCCATGGAAAACATGAGCCCCGCGCAGATCGAGGCCTTCTTGAACAAGCAACTCTGATTGCGCCAGGCATCGCCGGGAGGCGAAGCCCATCCCATTGAAGGAGGACACCGTGTCCGAAAGCAAAACCAACGTCCCATCTGGCGCCACCGGCGCCATGATCCAGCAGGCGGTAGGGGTCTTCCACACCTGCATGCAGCGCAACACGACGCTGAACCGCCTGACGGGCAAGATGCCCACCATCGAGAACGCCATCGCGGGTGCGAAGCGCCAATCGAAGCCCACGATGCCCATCGTGCGTGCCGACGATCTGGGCAAGAACAAGGGTGACGAGATCACCTTCCACCTCGACAACCCCATCGGCGGCTACCCAATCATGGGCAGCGAGTACGCCGAGGGCAAGGGCGTGGGCATGTCGTTCTCGGAAGACCGGCTGCGCATCAACCAGGCGCGTTTCCCGGTGGACATGGGCAACACCATGACGCAGATCCGCAGCCCCTACGACCTGCGCCGCCTGGGCCGGCCGAAGGCGCAGCAGCTGATGAACGACTACATCGACCAGTCGATGCTCGTTCACCTCGCTGGCGCGCGCGGCTACCACGACAACAAGATCGAATGGCGCGTGCCGGTCGCAGCGCACCCGAAGTTCAAGGAAATCATGGTGAACCGGGTGAAGGCGCCGACGCGCAACCGGCACCTGGTGGCCGGCGGCGGTGCGGTGGGCGAGGTGAAGGCGAACGCCGGCGAGCTGGTCATCGCCACGACCGACCAGTTCACCATGGACGCGGTGGACTCGCTGCGCTCGTGGATGGACCAGATCCCGCTGCCGCCGCCCCCGGTGGAGTTCGAGGGTGACCTCGCCGCCACCGACAGCCCGATCCGCGTCGCGCTGGTGTCGCCGGCCCAGTACAGCGGCTTCGCCACGAACCCGGACTTCCGCAGCTTCCAGGCCAACGCCTACGCGCGCGCCCGGCTGGCGAAGGATCACCCGCTGTTCCTCGGCGATGTGGGCCTCTGGAACGGCATCCTCATCGTGAAGATGCCCAAGGCGATCCGCTTCTACGCGGGCGACGACCTGGCTTACTGCGCCGCCTACGACAGCGAGGTGGAATCCACCGTGAAGGTGCCGGCTGCGTTCGGTACCACCTTCGCGGTGGACCGCGCGCTGCTGCTCGGCGGCCAGGCGCTGGCGCAGGCGTTCGGTAGCTCCGAGAAGAGCGGTATCCCGTTCTTCTGGAGCGAGAAGGACGGCGATCACGGCGACAAGATGGAAATCCTGATCGGCGCGATCCTGGGCATGTCGAAGATCCGCTTCGCGGTGGACCACGGCGACACCACCCAGTTCACCGACCACGGCGTGACGGTGCTCGACACCGCTGTCCGCATCATCAAGCCGCGCGGCTGATGCCCTCGGAGGCTGGCCCCGGCCGGCCTCCCTCTCCACTTTCAACGACACCCACAGGAGGCCATCCATGGCAACCATCAAGAAACTGGGGCTGGGCCTGCAGCAGTTCGGCGGCTTCACCCCCTACGGCAACCTCACCACGCTGCGCGCCGTCCTGCTCACGGCGGCCGACGGCGGCGCGGTCAACGCCGATAGCGCTGCGCCGCTAGGCGTGGGCGATGTCGTCGTGCTCGACAAGCTGCCCGAGGGCTTCGTGCTCGAAGACGCCCAGGTCATCGTGTCGACGGCGATGACCGCGGCCGTGACCGGCTCGCTGGGCTTCATCTACGCCGACGGCGTGGACAGCGCCGACGTGCCGCAGGACACCGCGTACTTCGGCGCGGGCCTGGTCCTCAACGCGACGGGCCGCCTGCGCGCCGCCACTGCCAAGGCACCGGTGAAGCTGCCCAAGCCCGCGCTGCTGGTGCTGACCATCGCAGGTGCGGCCAACGTGAAGGCCTCGCGCCTGGACGTGATCGTGCACGGCGAACGCACCGGCCCGAAGTAATCGACGCTGATGCGTAGCGGGGCGGGGCCATCGGTTCCGCCCCTTCGTCACATTCAAGAGGAGCATCCAATGTCCGCAAGCCAACTCGTCGCCATCACCTACATCGGGACCGAGACGCCTTTCCAGGACCGCATCTACCGTTCTCGCCTGACGTTCGACCCGGACCAGACGCGCGAAGTCCCCGCGGAGCTCGCTACCAAGTTCCTGCTGCACGCCGACGTGTTCAAGGCGGCCGACGTGAAGGCTGCCGATGCGACCTCGAAGGCCAAGAAGGTCGAGACGCCGAAGGACGACACGCAGGAGACGCTCGAAGCTGCCCAGAAGGCTGAAGAGGATCGCCGCCAGAAGGAAAACCAGCGCTTCGAGCTGCACCAGCAGATCGACAAGATGGACAAGCAGGCGCTGCGCGACTGGACGAAGACCAAGTTCCAGCAGGAACTGCCCGGCAACCTCGGCATCGAGAAGATGCGTGATCGCGTCAAGGGCTTCGTGGATCAGTTCGGAGCCCCATGACCCTGCAGGATTTGATCCGACGCTTCCGCGTCCTGTCCAACGACAAGCGGCAGCCCTATTTCTGGGCGGATGCCGATGTTGTGGACTGGCTGAACGACGCCGAGCAGCAGGCCGCCGTGCGCGGCAGGCTGCTGCGCGAGGATGCGAACCCCGCCGTGTGCCGCATCGCGCTCGCGTCAGGCCAGGCTGTGTATCCGCTCCACGCGGCGGCGTTCGAGCTCATCAGCCTGCGCCTCCAGCCCGCCAACGGCGACCGACCGCGCGAGCTCAGGCTCGTTTCGCGCGAATGGCTGGATGCCGAGGTTCCTGGCTGGCGGGAGCGCGCGGAGCCGGCGTGCTTCGCGATCCAGGACGACACCTCCTTGCGCGTGGTTGGAGCCTTCGATGCCGGCGATGTGCTCGTGCTCGAGTGCTACCGCACGCCCCTGGAGCCGATGGCGCTGCCGCCGGCCGGCTCGCCGCCGCCAGTGGTGCGTAGCACCCCCGAGATCCACAAGACGCACCACGAGCACCTCCTGCTGTGGGCGCTGCACAAGGCTTTCAGCATCCCCGACAGCGAAGCGTTCGACCCCGCGCGCTCGGACAGGGCAGAGGCGGGTTTCACGGCCTACTTCGGGCCGATGCCCGACAGCGATCTCCGCCGCATCACGCGCGAGGACGTTCAACACCACAACGTGCTGATCCTGCCATGAGCACCACCCTCGTTCACGTAGAGCTCCGCGTCGGCGAGACGGTGCGCATCGGCAACACGCTGGTGACGCTCTCGCAGAAGTCGGGGCAGCGCGCGCGTCTCGCCATCTGCGCCGACGCGAACACACCCATCCAGCGCCCAGCCGGGCGCGCAACCACCGGCGCGCAGGAGTGCGCTTCTTCCGCTGAAGAGGCCGCAAATGGCAAACACCCTGTATGACGCTGCGCGGCAGCGCTTCCTCGAAGCCCAGCTCAACTGGGCAACCGACACTATCAAGGTGCTCCTGGTGGACACCGGCGCCTACACGCCGCAGACGGCCATCCACCAGTACCTCGCGGACATCCCGATCTCGGCGCGCATCGCCGGGCCGGTGACGCTGACCGCGAAGACCACCACGGGTGGCGCGGCCGACGGCGCGGACGTGACGTTCACGGCCGTGTCTGGCGCGAGCATCGAGGCCATCGTGATCTACCGCGACACCGGCACCGAGGCCACCTCGCCGCTGATCGCATACATCGACACGGCCACCGGCCTGCCGATCACTCCTAATGGAGGCGACATTATTGTGACTTGGGACAACGGGACCAATAAAATATTCAAAGTTTAGGACCATTGTCCCAGGTTGCGTTGCATCGGAGAATTCACCTGTCCTAAATGAGGAGGAGTCCATGCAATGTGAACACTGCGACAAACAGCTCGCGGGCCAGCAGAAGCGGTTCTGCTCGACCGAGTGCTGGTACAGCTCCCGGAAGTGGGAGAGACAAGCTGCATGCGAAGTTTGCGGGTCATCTTTCGCGCGCAAGTACAGGGCGCAGCGATGCTGCTCGGTCGAGTGCGGGAACGTTGCTAAGAAGGCGGACCGCACGTGCACTTGTGAAGCCTGTGGTGCTTCGTTCGAGCGGCCTCACGGGAAGACCGATCGACGGTTCTGCTCTCGCAGTTGCGCCATGAAGGGACGTGTGCGGACTGGCGCGATACGAAGCCACAGCGAGGGCACTCAACACAAGCACGCGAATGGCTACGTCTTGCAGAAGAGCGACGGCAAGTGGGTGATGCAGCATCGTCTTGTGATGGAGCAGCAACTGAGCCGCCCCCTGAAGCCCCATGAGCGCGTGCACCACAAGAACGGCAAGCGCGACGACAACCGCCCCGAGAACCTGGAACTCTGGACCGGCGTCGGCACCAGCAAGAAAGACCCCCATGGGGTTCGACTCGTAGACCAGGTGCTGGACATGCTCGACTCCCTAACCAAGGAAGAGCGCGCGCGGGTTGCGCGCAAGTTGAAGGAACTCAGCGAATGAGTGTTGCTGCCAGCAAGCCGCCGCCGATCATCATCGGCGTGGAAGGCATTGCCCCGAAGCCCGTCGAACTCACGCCGGCGGCGGTGCCGGCCATCAACTGGCGCATGGTGGGCGCGCTGCCGCCGTTCCAGATGTTCGTGCACGAGCTGGCGCCGTGCCCACCCGGGCGCGACAGTCAGGAATGGGCCATTGATTACGCGCTGCGCTATGCCGGCCAGCGCGGTGACGACGTGGTGATGGCCGATTACAGCGCCTGGCACGCGGCGAAGGGCTACTGGCCGAACGAGACGCCACTGGGCGTGCTTAAGGAGGCTGCCGATGCCTAAGCGCATGGTCGGAGCTATCGTCGGGGAAATCATCGGGATGCGCTCGCTGGACTTGCGGCAGGGCCTCGAACCAATGCCCTTCTTCAGCGCGTTGTTCGAGTACCCATCGCTCAGCACCTCGGCAAATATCGCCATCGGCCCTGAATACCTCGGTGGCGTGATGCAGAGCGGGAATTCTGGTTCGGGCGCTTTTCGCTACTACCCTGACTTGAATACCCTCGCTGGCTCGGTGACCCCATCTGCGGCCTTCGCAGGAAGCATGACGTGCTGCGCTGTGGGCGCGAACTTCTACGCGGTGGGCGGTAACAGCCCGTTCTTGTATGTGTTCAATCGCAGCAATCACGCACTGGTGACGGTTTCCACGACGGGTTTGGGGACTCTGCGGTCCATGGCGTTCTCGCCAGACGGCACCAAGTTCGCCATCACCCACGACACCAGCCCCTACGTCCGGATCTACAACACTTCGACCTGGGCCTATGTCGATGCGCCAGCAGGCGGCTCTGCCTCGACGTACTCGTGTGAGTTCTCTGGTGACAACGCATATTTGCTCGTGCAGTCGGCAAGCTCCCCATATCTCGCAGTTCACAACCCGACCACGGCGGCGAGGACGTACTCCTACACAGCCAGCTCAAAGTACGCAGCTGCAACCAATTCCGCGAGGACCATCGTGCGTCACCCGACGGCGAACAGGTTCATCTTCTCCTTCGGCACGTCGCCATTCATTGGGGAGTTCGATCCAGCGACCAACAGCATCACCGATTACACGGCCATTACGTCGGGCGGTGCCATCAGCAGCGGTTGGTCGCTGGTGGTCGATCCAGATCCCAGCGAGGACACGGTCTATCTCCGGCACGGTGTTGGTTCCACCAGCCCCTCGCGGACCATGTCGCGATTCAAGATTTCGACAAAGGCCCCCTACGCGACGCAGCCAAACGCCTTTCGGCACTTGCTTTGGGGGAACAACTCCTCCAGTCCGAACAACTTGGTGATCACCTACAACACTCCGTACAAAATCACCGGGACAGTGCGAGACATCAGCAACAACCCGGTCGCGCGGGTTGTGCGAGCGCACCGCCGCAGCGATGGTGAACTGGTGGGCCAGACAACCTCCGACGCGAGCACCGGCAACTACGACCTGCGCGTGCCGGACATTGGACCTTTCGATGTCCAGTTCATGACGGCTGCGGGTGAACTGCTGAACGACCTGTTCTACGCTCAGACGGAGCCGCAGCCGGTCTAGCGATGCCGTACACGCCCCCGACCAGCCCACTGAACGTTTCGTGGGTCGGGGCACCGACCTACCGAGGGCCCGCGCGCGTCATCCTTGGCACCTGGGTCACGTCCACCCAGTGGATCTACCAGCCGGCCGGCGCCGAGGGCGGCGTGGGCACGCCCGCGGTCATCGGGCAGCAACTCGTCGCCGGCGCAACCGCCGGCCAGCAGACGCAGTGGGGCACGACCTTCGCGCTCACGAAGGTCTTCAACTATCGGCCGCCGCAGTACAGCATCGCGGCCTCGTGGGTCGGGAAGCCGGTCTACATCCGTACCATCGGAGCCTCGCTGTCGGTCACCTGGGACCAGCAGCGCGCCTACGTCAACCCGCCGGGCTTCCTGTCGGAGGCGACGGGCACGGCCTTCGTCACGCAGCAGCAGTTCGTTCGGCCGCTGGGCTTCACGCCGCTGGCCTTCGGCGACACCTACGCAATCTTTCCCTACCAGTACGCGCCGCCGCGCTGGACGATCAATGCGGGTTGGGTGGGGAAGCCGGCGTACACGCCTGCCGTGGGCGTGCGCGACGGGCTCTGGACGCTGCCGTCCGAGGACAAATACATCCCGCTCACGGGCTGGGACTCCTGCAGCTTCGGCGCGGCCACGATCCAGAACTACCTGACCTATGCGGCGCCTGCCGGCATCGACAGCCTGGCCATGGGCGCGCACCAGGTGCGCAACGCGGCGGGCGCGCTGCGGCCCACGGGCATCCCGAGCCAACTGACCTTCGGCGCGGCGTTGGTGGCCTACGGCCGGCGGGCGGTCGCACCCTCCGGGGTGAACCAGTCCGCCTTCGGCGCCAGCGCGGTGGTGCTGAAGAACCGGCGCCTCTTTCCCGGCGGCTTCGATGCGATGGCTGGCGGCAACCCGACCATCATCAACCGCAACCGCTACATCGCGGCCGGGAACATCGTGCCGCCAGTGCTGGGCACGAGCTCGACGGTGTGGCTGTATACGCGCTACCTGCTGCCGACTGGGCTGGTGGCCACCGGCTTCTCCAGCACCAACCGGGTCAGCCATGACCGGCAGTACGTGCAGCTCAACGCGGGCATCCCCACGCCAGGCTTCGGTACGGCCTGGATCAGCCAGGGCACGCGGCTGCTCGCGCCATCGGGCGCGTTCCTTGATGCTGTCGGGCGGCCGAACGTCGGCGGCACACGCTACATCACGCCCTCCGGATGGGATTCCTCGGCCTTCGGAACGCGGATCATCCCCGTGTCGCAGACCGTGGCGCCGCAGGGCTTCCGGGAGGTCTGGGGCTCAACGTCGATCCGCAATCACCTCACCTTGGTGCTGCCGCCCGGGTTCGAGACGAACGTGCAGGAGCAATACCGCTGGGGCCGCCCGCAGGTCTACAACCTGCGGCAGTTCGTGGTGCAGAACTACGACCCGAGCGACGGGCTCAATCCGCCGGCATGGCCCCAGTGGACGGCCGTCGAGAACCGCAACCGCGTGGTGGGCGCGCTGGGTGTGGCGCCGCCGCGCACCGGCGATCCGCTGGTCTTCAACAACGCCCGCGTGATCGCGCCGGAGGGCATGACGCCGCCTGGCTATCCGGGTACGACGCCCGCGGGGCTGGTGGCCTACGGTGTGCGGTTGCTGCCGCTCGAGGGGATCGAGCCGCCACCGGTGCTCAGCTGGAATGCGGTCTTCAACGCGGCCCGCGTGGTCGCCCCGACGGGCGCAGACTCGCAGCTGTTCGGCGTGGCCGCGCTGGAGAACACGCGGCGCTACTACCCACGCATCGGCAACATCGACTCCGCCGCCTACGGCACCGCGTTCATCGACTTCGCGATCCGGACGCTGGACATCGAGTCGCGCTACGCCATTCAGCCGCCCGATGTGCCGCTGCCCGAGGTCAAGCTGTACACCCGCTACGTCGAGCCCAGGGGCGACGACATGTCGCGCGTCGGCCTGGCCGCGCTCTCCATCCACTTCAACATCATCCTGCCCAGGTGGACGCACCGGGACTTCTTCGGCGAGCCGCGCATGCACAACGTGACCCCCGAGGTGCGCGGCTTCGGCTGGAACGCCGAGGAGTTCGGCAACGCCTTCCTGCGGCTGCAGTACCGCCCGGTGACGCCAGACGGCGCAGCCACCCAGCTCTTCGGCCAGGCCAAGATCGCCGACCGCAAGCAGACCATCACGGTACCGGGCAACAACTTCATGCGCGTGGGCGACAAGCTGGTGGTCACCCGAGCAGGCGCCCCCCCGTACGCCACGCAGTGGATCATTCAGGACCAGGAGGTCGCGTCCGAGAGCGAGGTTGGCAAGCCAGGGCTGAACCAGTACGTCCTCTACGTGCCGGGCATCACCGCGCCGCCTCTGGGCGACGCGACGGTGCGCAGCAATGGTGTCATGGTCGACGCGGGCATCAAGATCGATGGCTACGGCGAGCCGATGGTGGCCCTCAAGAGGCGCTTCCTCACGGTGGCCGAGTGGCCGGACGTGCAGGTGTTCGAGCCTTCGCCGGCGCGCATCACACCGCACACCATCTACGCCGTGGTCGAGGCACCAGCGCAGGCCATCCGCAACCACCCGGTCGGCAACCTGCACTACGTGGGCCAGACGCTGGAATACGGGCCCGGCGCCCGGTTCGGGCAGCACTCGGTGCGCACCTACCGCGGCATCCTTTCCCCCACCACGGTGGGCAACACCGCGCTGCTCGGCGCTCCCTCGGTGCAGCTGCACCGTCGCTACCTGGAGCCGGCGGGCATGCAGGCCTACCGCATGGGCTGGGTGGTGCTGGGCGACGGCACGCAGTTCGTGAAGCAGTTCGGTGGAGCCGATATGCAGCTGTTCGGGCAGCCAGCGGTGGCGCGCGGCCCGTACCTCGGCCCGCAGACCGTCCGGCCTGTGGGCCTCGCGCCGCCGGATTTCGGCACGACCTGGGTGTCGTTGCTGCATCGGATATTCCAGCTCACGGGCTTCAACGCGCTCGCGATGGGAGGCTCGCGCGGCGAGCCGCCGTACCAGTGGCAGTCGCTGCACGTGGGCCCGCCGATGCCGACCATGCCGCCCGGCATCGCCGCTACCTCGTTCGGCACCGCCTGGACCTCGCTGCGCATCCGGGGTCTGGAGCCTCCGGGCTTCGAGGCGTTCGCGAGCGAGTACGACCCCGAGAACTTCGCCGCGCGCATGCACGTGCGCAATGCCCATGTGCCGCCGGGCCCGGCCGCGCGCACGCTGGCTCCTGTGGGGATCGACGCTGCGCCGGCAGGCGTGCCCAATGCCAAGCTGGCCGTCCACTTCATCCGGCCCGACGGCAACGCCGATCAGTACCGAAAAGGAGCCTTCTAATGTCCGACACATCCCTGATGCCGCTGGCCGGCATCAACAACGTCTCGGAGGATGCGGCCCTGCAGCGCGGCGGCGAAGCGGCGCGGCTCTATGTGCGCGACGCCGTGAACGTGGACATCACCCCAGCCGGAAAGGCGTCGGTGCGCGTCGGCGAGCGCCTGGTGAGCGCGGCACGGTTCCGCGACGTGTGGCAGAGCCCGCTGCATCGAGACACCTTCGGGACGCTTGCCGGGCGCTGGGTCAAGATCAACCCGGTGGACTGGTCGCATGAGGAGCTTGCCACCGTGGGCGAGGGGGCGAGCCACGTGGTGCTCAACAGCCTCGTCTGCGCTGGTGGACCTGCTGGCCTGTTCACCTACGACGGCAGGGCGGCACAGCGACTGACGCTGGAGACGCCACCAGCGCCGTTGCTGACGGCCGGCACCGGCGCGCTGGAGCCTGGCACCTACGGTGCGGCCTTGGCGTGGCTGCGCGGCTCGCAGGAGTCGGCCACGTCGGAGCTCGCAACCGTCGAAGTCGGTGCGGGCGGCGCGCTCGAGGTGGCGCTGCCCATCTGGCTCGACCCGTCGCTCACCGGGGTGCGCCTGTACCTGACGCGGCACGACGGCGGCGAGCTGCTGCGCGCGGGGGACTGGCTGGCCGGTACCGCGTCGATTCACCTGCCGTTGCTGCCGCAGCTTGGTGCGCCGGCGCAGTTCCGCCATCTGTCGCCGATGCCGACGGGCCAGTTCCTGGCGTACTGGCGTGGCCGATTGCTGACCGCCCGCGGCAACGTGCTGCGCTGGTCCGAGGCGCTGGCCTACCACCTGCACGACGAGCGGCACGGGTTCGTGCAGATGCCGCAGCGCATCACCTTCGTGCAGCCCGTCGACGGCGGGGTATGGGTCGGGCAGGTCGATCACGTCGTCTTCCTGCGTGGCAGCGCGCCGTCCGAGTTCACGGCAGAGAGAAAGGGCGGGCGCGCGCCAGTGCCGGGTAGCGCCATCCTCGCGTCCCCAGATGCTCTCGGCGGCGATCTCACCGCAGGCGGCAGCGATGCGGCGGTCTGGTTGGCGGAGAACGGCTACGTCGCCGGCACCGCGTCGGGTGCGCTCGTAGAGCTGCAGGCGGGTGTGCTGAAGGGCATCACTGGGCGGTCTGGTACCTCTGTAGTGTTTGGCCGCCGCCTGTTGACCGCTGTAGTCTGAGGCCTTCCACCCCGGGCATCCGGGAATCATTCGCTGCGCAGGAGTGCGGCATAGGACCACTGGAGCTTCCTATGACGACGCTGCGCAAAGAACTGGCTGCGGACCTGAGCCGCGAAACCTACGATGTCACCGAGCAGGGCATCTACTTCCCCCGTCAGGGCGTGCTCGCACGCGGCGAGTACTTCGACCGCATCAACGGTGGCGAGTGGAGCCGCACCAAGAACAAAATCGTCGTCGAAGGGCTGGCACACATCCTGAACGTGGCGCTGGGCAGCACGGCCAAGCCGGCGGGCTACTTCCTGGCGCTGTTCAGCGGCGCGGCGGCTCCGGCCGACAACTGGACGGCCGCCAGCTTCGCGGCGAGCGCGAGCGAAATCGTCAGCCTCACTGAGGGCTATACCAGCCCAACCCGCCCGGCATGGACCTCGGCGAACACGAATACCGGCTCCATCGACAACATGGCGGCCGTTGCAACGGTCACCATCGCCACGGCCGGCCAGCTCAACGTGACCGGCGCGGCCATGCTGACGAACAACACGCGCGGCGGCACTACCGGCGCGCTGGTGTCGGCCACGAAGTACGCCGCCGCGCGCGTGTTCCAGAACGGCGATACCTACGACATCGGCTATCGCCTGAGCCTCACCGTCTGACCCATGCACGCACCGCGCCCCTACGGGCGCTTTGCCGAGCAGGCGGAGCTGTCCCCAGAAGATGAGGCCGCTGTCGAGCGGCTGGCCAGGGCCGCGACCAACTTCAAGCAACTGTCCGCGCTGGACAGCGTGAAGCGCGTCGCGGATCTGCCCAGCGGCCGGCAGGCGGTGGCCATCGACATGGGCGGCGTGTTCCGCATCCTGGTGCTGGAGCGCCACGAGAACCCGGAGCACGAGCTCACTGGCCTGGCTGAAACGAACGTGCCCATGCTGTTCTCCGGTGTCATCACGCGGGCCCAGGTGCTGGAAGGCGAGGGCGTGGGCATCAAGTTGACCGAGCAGACACGCCAGCGCCTCGTGGGCTACCGCACCGACGTGGACCTGCCGCCGAAGGACGTGGCGCTGCAGCGCTTTCGCATCGACTACCAGGACCGGTTCGCCTACTTCCGGCCCAACTACAGCGGCATCTACATGTTCACGCAGTACGTGAAGCAGCGCCCGACCTGGTACAGCGGGGCCATGGCCGAGGTGGCGCAGGTGGTGGGTGGGTATGGCCGGCAGGTGCTGGCTGACCTGCCAGACGACCAGATCGAGCGTGCGCGCATGCGCGTGCCGGAGCGCTTCATGCGCGAGATCCGGCGCGAGGTTGCAGGCCTGCGGCTGCCGGGCTACACGGGCTTCCCGGATCGCGAGGGGCAGTTCCAATACAGCTACCAGCACGGGGAAGGGGATGCTGTCGCCTTCGACACTGGCGGCAAGCCATGGCTGCTGCGCATCAACGCCCGCGGTGTCTTCGCCATGCCCCTGCCGCTGGTACCGGCCACCACCGCGACTGCGTTCCGCGACTACATCGAGGAGGTCGGCGACGCCGAGCTCCTCAAGGTGCTGGACCGCTTCGGCGGACTTCCATCCGGGGAAACCTTCCCTGACGATGAACAGGACTTCGAGGCCTGGCGCCGCGCGGGCGTGTTCATCAAGGTGTGCGACTGCGCGGACTTTTACGCTCACCAGGCCTTCTACGCCGCTGGCGGCTGGTCTATGAACAGCCGCGGCAGCGAGGGCTTCAATACCTGCTGGGACCGAGACGGCGCGGGGCTGCTGCGCGCCCACGCCTACAAGATGAAGCTGCGGCTGGGCACAGCCCCGAGCGGCGGGCGCCTGAAGGCATCGTGGCAGTTCGACGCGGAGGAGGCTGCGCGAGCCCACGCCTATCTGGATCGGCTCTTCGAGCAACTGCGGGACGGCTCGCACCGGGCGCGGGCCATTGCGTACAAGGTTCGCCGCGCGACCGCTGCGCAGATCCTGGCGCGGGCGTCGGTATCGAATGGGCCCGACAAAGACTATTGGGATGCGCTCGAGCTGGAGCCGATCGCTTCGCATCAGGGCAACGTGGCGCGGGTCGGTACCGGTCCGATGTACTGGCCGGGCAAGAACCCGAAGTCGATGGGGCGGCTGAAGTTTCCGGAGCTGCGCGGCCAGGGCTGCGAGTCGTTCGTGATGGTGTCGGACGACTACAACGGCCCAGCCGTGAAGTGCGACACCATCGTGTTCGGCTGCTACGTCGATGACGAGCTGCAGGTGGTCAAGTACTTCTACGACGAGCGCAAGGTGCAGGAGAAGGTGCAGAGCACCTTCGAGAAGTACATGATCGTCGGTCAGTGGGAGAAGACCGAAACCACCGGGCTGTCGGGTCTGATGGGCTACTTCTACACCTCGGCATTCGACGATCGGCAGGTGGCGCCGCCGGTCAGCACCACGACGCACATCACGGGCATCGACATGGGCTACGGCCAGCCGGCCTTCGCCACGCCGCCGCTCCTGTACTGCGTCGGCTCGCTCTCGCGGGCCCGCTACTACTACCACCGCACCACGGTGAAGAGCACGTCGGGCTTCGGCATCGACGTGGCCGCGTGCGTGCCGGTGTTCGAGCGCGACTGCATCCTCTATCCCTACACCGAGAGCACCTCCCGCCGTGCCGAGTCGGAGAAGACCGAGCAGTTCGCTATGGCGGACCCGACCTCCTACCAGCTCTGGTGCTACGACAACATCTTTCACTTCATGGGGCAGACGGACAACCACAACAAGGGTGATCCGCCCTCGAAAGACGGTGTGCCCGTCTACGTCGACACGCTTGTCTACTCGCCCACCGAGGTGAGCGACTATGCCGACAGCGGCGACTGGTTCAACCTGCCGCCCGGCGGGTTCCTCGACGTGACGGCGGTTTGCGGGCCTTACACCTCGCGCTCGTCGAGCACCCACCACGCGAACGGGGTGGTCATCGGCGGCGAGGCGCCGGGCTTCGAGCCGTTCTTCAGCGAGAAGCTGTTCCCAGCCGAGCAGTCGGGCCGGCTGAGCGTATCGATGAAGGGCGCCGGCTCTGTCGTCGCCCACAAGGACATTCCGCATTCCTGGTACTTCGGCTTCTCGCCGGAGGAACAGACCTACTTCTATCGCGACGCGGTGCACGTCGCCATCGGCGACAGCAGCTACGCCAGCATTTACGAGCAGGACCAGAACGGCCTGCGCCGCCGCTGGGGCTACACGGCGCTGGCCGACAACCGCAGCGCGCACCACTTCATCGGAGTCATCAATGAGTAGCTACCGCGACGACGTTCAGGAAACCGCAGTGGCCAGCAGCTCCATATGGCTCGGGCTGACCAGCGTGACCGAGGAAATCGCGCGGGCGTCGAGCGTGCTGTTGTTCGGGCTCATGGTGCTGCATGCCGAAGCGGCCCTGGCCAGCGATGCCGTGTTCGACCGGCCTGGCGGCATCGTGGTCGAGCGGGCGACTCTGAGCGATCAAGTCATCGATGCGCGGGCCAGCCGCGAGGTGGTCGTGGAGCGCGCAACGGCCGCCGACATGACGACGGGGCGCCTGCGTGTCCTGCATACCGACGGCGCGCAGATCAGCGACCAGGTGGCCGACCGCACGCGCACGCTGGTGGTCGAGTCGGCCGCGGTGAGCGATCTGGTGCTGGCGCAGCGCCGCGTCAGGAGCGTGGTACAGGAGCAGGCCCAGATCTTCGATTCGGCGCCCAGTTTCGCCGCCTCCCTGGTGGTGGAGCTGGCGCACGCCGAGGACTCCTCGGGCGGAACGCTGCACGCGGCCGCCCTGACCATCGAAACGGGCGTGGCGGTCGATGAGGTGATCGACGCGCGCCAGGCCGCGGCGCCGGTGATCGAGGTGGCGAGAGTCGCTGATGAGGTGCTCGGCCGGCTGCACGCTGCGGACCTGGTCCACGACAGCGCGATGGTGGAAGACCAGATGGTCGGCGAGCCCGTGCGGGCGCAGGCTTGGACGACGAACACCGAGTCGTGGGCCATGTCTCGCCACGATCCGGTGCCGTTCACCGCGCTGGTGGTCATCGACGGTGCGCTCTTCGGCCTGGCCGAAGGTGGGGTGTACGCGCTGGACACGCCCACCCCGCAGGCGGCTGCTATCCGCACGGCGCCGGTCGATGTTGGAAAGGGAGTGCTGGTCCACCCGCTGCAGGCCTTCCTGGAGTACGAGCTGGACGGCACAGCCACCATGGACGTGACCACCACGCAGGACGGCGCTGCCGAGACCTACAGCTACCCCCTGGAGCCGGAGCCTGCCGCCGCGCTCACGAACGGGCGATTCATCTTCGGCCGCGGGCTGCGGGGCAGGCACTTCAGCTTCACGCTTCGCCTGGATGCGAAGCGTGGCGAGATCAACGACTTGAGCGTCAACGCGGCGCCGACGAAAAGGAAAGTGTGATGGGCATTCAACCAGACAGCATCCTCGGTGTGGCGGTGGAAACCGTCACGGACAAGATGGCGCACCTGGAGGTGCTGGCCGACCGCTACAACGCGCTGTTGAGCAGCGCGCTCGCGCAGATTGGCGCGGTGCAGGTGGCCGACGTGCCGGTGCCCACGCGGCCGGTTGCGCCGGTGGCGAATCCGCCCGCGATCAACCTGGGCGACGCGCCCGGCTACTCGCCGCCCAACCTGACCATGCCCTCGTCACCTGCGGACATCGACATCGATGCACTGCTGAACGGTCTGGACCTGGGCGACCTAGGCGACCTGCCCGACCCACCGACCGCGATCCCGATCAACATCCCCGACGCGCCGGGCATGGCGGACATCTCAGCGCCGCAGCGCCCGCAGATAGACACCACGGTAGACCTGCCCGCGGCGCCGAGCATCGTCATGCCGGAAATGGAAGCGCTCGAACGCATCGCGCTGCCGGTGTTCGAGTTCCCGCAGTTGCCGACCTTCGATGCCACGCCGCCGAACGCTGACGGCGTCACGGTGCCGAACGTCTTCATCAACTGGGTCGAGCCGGTCTACGAGTCCGAGGTGCTGGACGAGCTGCAGGCCGAGGTGCGGGGAATGATGGCCGGCGGGACCGGGCTGCCGCCGGCGGTCGAGGATGCGCTGTTCGCGCGCACCCGCGAGCGCGACAGCGCGGAAACCGAGCGCGCAGTTCAAGAGGCCGTGGATACCTGGGCGGCACGCGGCTTCTCGATGCCGCCGGGCATGCTCACGAAGCAGGCGAGCGTGATCCGCGAGCAGGGCCGGCTCAAGGCCGCCGAGCTGAACCGCGACATCCTCATCCAGGCCGCGCAGTGGGAGATCGAGAACATCCGCTTCGCGGTGCAGCAGGGCATGGCGCTGGAGCAACTGACGACGAACCTCTACGAGAACATGGCGAAGCGCCTGTTCGAGGTGGCACGCTTCCAGGCCGAGAGTCAGATCAACGTGTTCAACGCGCGGATCGCGCTGTTCAACTCGCAGAACGCCGCCTTCGAGACGCTGGCCCAGGTGTACCGCACGCGGCTGGACGCGGCGCTGTCGAAGCTGACCGCCTACAAGACGGCCGTGGAGGGGCAGGTCGCGCTGGGCCAGATCAACCAGCAGCGAGTCGAGGTGTTCAAGGCCAAGATCGAGGCGGTGCAGTCGAACGTCGAGGTCTACAAAGCCCTGATGCAGGGCGCGTCGGTGCGCGCGGACACGATCAAGGCGCAGTTCGACGCATACCGGGCCGATGTGCAGGCTTTCGCCGAGCAGGTGGGCGTCGAGAAGGTGAAGTTCGACGCCTACGAGGCCCAGGTGAAGGGCGAGGCGGCCAAGGCCGGCGTGCTGGAGTCGCAGTCTCGTGCCTACGCAGCCACGGTGCAGGCGGTGACCAACAAGGCCGAGATCAAGGTGAAGGGCGCGCAGATCAAGATGGAGGCCGCGCGCACCAAGGTGTCGAAGTTCCTGGCCGACGTGGACGCCTTCAAGGCGCGCATCGACGCGAGCCTGCGGGAGGTGCAGTACAGCACGCAGGTCTACCAGGCCCAGGTCGAGGGCTGGCGAGCCAAGACCAACGCGGTGGTGGCTGACGCCGAAATGCAGTCGCGCTTCGCCGACATGAACACCCGGACCAACATCGCTTACGCGCAGATGCAGATCAGCGAATACACCGCCCGCATGCAGAACGCGGTCCAGCAGGCTCAGATCGCGCTGGAGGCAGCCAAGGCGCTGGGGCAGTACACCGCGCAGCTCGCGGCGGGCGCGATGTCGGCGATGCACGTGTCTGCCGGCATCAGCGGATCGGGGAGTGCCAGCGCTTCGGATTCGAACAGTAAGAGCACAAGCACGACCTACAGCTATCAGTACTGAGAAAGGGTAGCCTGAACTGCTCGCCTACAGCTATAGCGGGCAAGCAGGGCTGACATAAAGCGGGTCAATGTTCGCCACTCGACAGGCCCAAGATCCATTCGGATCGCGCTCCCACCGTACGCTACCAGCTGTCGCCCCTTTCAATGCGGAGCCAGCAAGGTTGCCAAATGTCGCGACGATGGTCGAGTTGCTGGTGGTCGACAGGGTTACGACTGGTACGCCGCTGCCCTGAATCGTCCAAGACTGCTCGATGGTCGGAGCGGCATTGCCTCCGGTTGCTTGAAGACTAGATCCAGTCGCCTGAGGGTCACAGTTTTCTGCGCTCAGGGCCGGGTCTCCGACCTTGGTCTTTCCGTTTGCCAAGCACGCCTCGACGGCTGTCTTGATCGCCCCAGTTTCGCCCACCACCCGCTGAACCTGGGATCGCAAAACATATGTCTGGTACTGTGGGAAAGCGAGGGCCGCGAGGATACCAATGATAGCCACGACAATCATCAATTCGATGAGAGTGAAACCTCGCGAAACGGTACGTTGCATGATCGCTTCCTTCCAATAAAAAAGCCGCCCGAAGGCGGCTTTTTGATCTTGTGGACGTGAATTAAGCGCCGCTCGAAACACAGCCGGCCGGCGTGTACTTCTTCGCCACCGTAGTGGCGCAGGTCCAGCTACCGTTAGCGTCACGGTTCCAGGTGAGCGACTGACCCGTCAAAGCGGCAGAAGCCGAGCTACCAAAGGTGGCAACCAGCGCAGCAGTCGGACCTGCGCCGTCAGCGCCAGCGGTGATCGACAGAGCCGGAACCCCGCCCTTGCCAGCTGCCGGTGCCGTGCCGTTCAGCGTATTGCCGTCGTTGTCCTTCAGCAGATTCGAAGCGCTGGCCGTGCCGCCGCAGTGCGTCGCGTCGGTAGCACCGCCAGGGGTCATTTGGCCATTGTTCAGGCAGTCTTCAACAGGGGTCTTTTGCGCGGCCGTTTCGCCCATCACACGAGAGACCTGAGACTTGGCGACGTAGGTCTGGTATTGGGGAATAGCAATAGCAGCCAGAATACCGATGATCGCCACGACGATCATCAGTTCGATAAGGGTGAAGCCTGCTTGTGCGCGGCGAGCGATGGTGCGACGGTTCATTTGAATCCTCGGAGTTAGTTGAGTCACCGAGGGCCTTTTCCCCCGGAGCGCTTCTTTAATTGCAGAAGGTGTGCCACCCGCCAGTACCGCCGCGGTTGGCCAAAAAGAGTTAAAAAGTTCGCAATTCTCAGGCGCGTGAAGCGCGAATTTCGGCTTCTGCGCCGCGTTTGTGCGACAAATTGTGTTTTGGGGTAACAAAAATGTCAGACGCCTGCCACCTTAGGTCATGATCCGCTCGCCCAGGGCTGCGATCAGGTAAGCGCGCATAGCCGCCTCAAGATGATTTCGCCCCCAAGCAGCGGTTGGATGAGCTGCCGGACGCGCAATGACACCCTTTTCCATGCGGAGGACCCCGTCGAAGGGGATGCCTGATGGCGTCGGGGTGAAATGCATGTCGTACTCGCTCAGGATCGGCCCGGCGTGACTCCAGTTGCTGCTGTAAGCCAGAACGGGCCGAGGATTCTGGCCAGGAACCACGATCACCGGCTCACCATCCAGCATTTCTGGAGAGTCACCCTGGGCAGTAGCGACCCAGAAGTCCAACTCCCGTCCTGACAAATCAGACATCTTCGGCAGCGCGCCAAGGTCTCGATCGGGCAGCAGTTCGCCCACCAACTGATCGATGCTAATGCCGAAATATCGCGCCAAGGTCAGCAGGTCATCGATGCCAGGCTCTCCCTCGCCTTGCTCCCATCGGATGATGGTTCGGTGAGTGACTCCTATCGCCTCTGCCAACCGCTTCTGGGTCAGTTCGCGATCATTTCTCAGCTTCTTGATGTTGGGGAGGCGCGTCACGGGCATTTGGCGAGGATACCGCTGTGGGGTTGGACGCCAACCGGCTCGCTTCGAAGAATCGAACTCATTACTTTCCAGAGGCAGCCTATGCTCGGCTTTCAACCCCAAACGAAGCGCGCCCCGGCGCAACACCTTGCCGAGGGAGGCCTCGTGCGCGGCTTGGTGCGCAAGGTGATGGGCATTTCCGAGCCCACGGACACCGGCGCCGCGGCGCCTGCAGCCGCACCGGCCGCGCCGCCACCCGCGCCAGCACCGGCACCCGAGAAGGCGATCACTCAGTACGCCGGCATGGGCGCGACCGAGCGCCGCATGAAGGCCATGGGCCTGAAGGACGGCGGGCCGGTGCGCGGGCCCGGCACCGGCACTTCAGACAGCATCGAGACGGAGGTGCGGCCGGGCAGCTACATCATGCCGGCGGACTCTACCGAGCAACTCGGCGAAGACGGCGTGGCCGCGCTGGGTTTCAGCCCGGAGAAAGTGCCGGTGAACCTGAGCAACGGCGAATATCAGTTGCCGCCCGAGCAGGTGCACGCGGTGGGCGTACAGGCGTTGGACGCAATCAAGGGGGCGACCCATGCGCCGGCCTCCGAGGCGCGTGGCTTCGCGCCCGAAACAGTCGAGCCGCCGGTCTTCTTCGCCGATGGTGGGCTTGTCGACGACGAGACACGCAAGCCGCGCCCGCCGACGCCTATGGCTGCGCTGGACGTTAGCCCCAGCATCCCCGCCCCCCTGCCAATGCTGTCGGCCTCGCTGCCGCCAAGTCCGCAGGCCCTGCAGTTGGCTGCGAACGAGAGGGCCGCTGCCACGGCTGCACCAGCGCCCGCACCACAGACGAGCCCGCTGGCCCCGACGCAAGGGGCTGCATTCGGCGTGTTCCGACGCGAGCAGACGGCGGGGACGCGCGGCGGCATGATGCAGCCGTACGTTGCCACCGGACCCGCATCATTCGAGCCGGCGAAGGTGCAGGACGGCACCGGGCGGCTCGACGCATTCAGCGACCCGCGTTCGACGTTGTTCAAGGGCGGCACCGACACCACGGCCGCGCCGACCAGCCGAGGATTCGCCGGGGTAGGCGAGGGCTGGGGCAGTGGTGCGAAGCCCGCAGCAACAGCCACCTCACCGGCAGCGGCCCCTGCGGTCCGCCCGGCCTCTGTCCCCGTCGTCGTGCCGCCCGCGACACCTGTATCGAACGATTTGCCGGCGAGCTCGGCGGCGCCGGCCGTCAGCCCGGTCATGCCGGGCGTGTTTCGGCAGGGCAATAGCTACGGCGACTCGCCGGCCGCCGCCGCGGCGGGCTTTGCGCCACGCTCCGCACCGAGCGCGCAGAACATGGCAGCGGCTGATGCGCTCGAGGCGCGCGGCATCGCGGAGCGCGCCGGCGAGCGAGCTGCTGCTGCGGCTGGAGGCCCGGCTGTCGGGTTCGCGCCCGGGAATGGCTTGACGGTGATCGGAGACGAAACCCACGCTGATCGCGTGCGCCGGAGCGCGTTCGGGGCAGCGAGCACGCCGTACAGGGGATCGCCAAACGGGCAACTCACCGCCAACCAGGTGCGCGTGCTGGCCGGCATGGACGAAGCCAACGGGCGCAATGCTGTGACCCGCGAAACCACCGCCGCGAACAACGCGGCTTCGCTGGAGCGCGAGGCCATTCAGCAGGCGGGCGCATCCGGCCGGACGGCGGTGCAGGAGGCGGGCGCTAATGCCCGTGCAGGCGCGACCAACGAGGTGCAGCGCGGCGAGCTCGCCCTGCGGCAGGAGGCGCAGGGGTTCCAGACTCGCGGGGCCCAGCGCGTGGAGAAGCTGTACGAGCAGTACGAGAAGGCCAAGCCGGAAGATCGGGCGGCCATCGCAGAACAGATCCGCACGATGACGGGCAAGGAGCACCCGAGCCGCTTCACCGTGGTGCCGGGCGGGCAGGAGATCGACCCGACCACCCAGCAGTCCGTTACCAGGCCGGCGCGCGTCTTCAACAATCAGACCGGGCAGTTCGTGGAGCAAGGCCAGCCGCAACGCGCAGGTCTGCCCCCGGGGATGACTCGCCAAGTTGGCACGTCCAACGGGAAGCCGGTCTACGAGGATGCACAGGGAAAACGGTTCATCGGCGGCTGATGAGCAGGCGCCGCAGAGCGCTCCCCTGTAGGGTTCGACGCATGGAGCGCCCGTCGGAAGACTGGCGCAATGGCTGGCGAAACCCTCAAGCCCTTCGACGGGCAACTCGATACCCCACCCCACAACCTCACCCCGTTTTCGGGTGAGCTCGATCCGCCCGATGCGAAGCGCACCGTGCTCGGCACCGCAAAGGATGTCGGGGTCACTGCGCTGAAGGGCGCAGTTGGCCTGCCGCAGAGCGTCGTCGGCTTGGCCGACATCGTGACGGGCGGCCACGCTGGCAAAGCTCTGGAGCAGGCAGGAGTTCGCTTCGAGGACGCGCAGAAGTTCCTCGACGACCAGTACTCCGATGCGCAGAAGGGCGCCAACCGCAAGGTGCAGGCGGCCGACGGCTTCGTCGACACGGCCAAGACCATGCTGGAGAACCCCAGCACCATCGCGACCAGCGTGGGCGAGTCGATCCCGCAGATGCTCGGCGGCGCGGGCGTGGCGCGCGGCTTGCTCAAGTTGGCGCCCAAGGTGGCGCCGGCCATCGCTGGCGCCATCGGTGAAGGCGTGCTGGGGGCGGGCTCGCAGGCCGAGCAGATCCGCCAAGAGACGCAAGACGGGTTGCTCACCCCGAAGCAGGCGGCTCTGTCCGCCGCGACCGGCGCCGCTACTGCTGGCTTTGGCGCACTCGGTGGCCGCCTGGCGCAACGCCTCGGTATCGGCGATGCCGACACGATGCTGGCGCAGGGAGCCATCCACGGCGCCGGGCCCGCCTCACAGCGTTCGCTCGCGCGCCAGGTTGGCGCCGGCATCCTGTCCGAGGGCGTGCTCGAAGAACTGCCGCAGTCGATGTCCGAGCAGGCGCTGCAGAACCTCGCGCTGGACAAGCCCGTCGGTGAAGGTGTCGGCAAGGCCGCCGCCGCCGGGTTGCTCGCGGGCGGTGCCATGGGCGGCGGGGCTGCGCTGCTGCATGGCGCCACTGGTCAGCACGCCCCGAATCAGGCGGCGCTCGGCAGTGCAGGGCGCACGCCCGGCGAGCAGCTCTCGCTGTTGCCAGTGGACCAGGGCCAGGCACCCGCGGCGGTCAGCGAGATTCCCGCGGTTGCGGGCGGCTTGGCCAGCGTGCAGCGCACCTTTGATCCGCGCGACCCGGCCAGCCGGCCGCCGCTCGATGTGATGCCCACGGCGCCTACCGATGGCGTGGACTTCGAGGCGGCAGCACCGGACGCGCGCGAGTTCAGCACGGGCAACCTCGCTCTCACTGATGAAGCGAAGCCCGTGCGTCCCTCCGAAGCGATGGGGCTGGACCCCGCTGCAGGTCCGTTGTCCACCGCCGCCGCGCTGGCGGTGGATGGTGGCGCACACGACGTGATGAATGCGGCGGCCCAGCTCGCCGCTCAAACCGAGGCTGCCGATGGCAAGGACGCGAAACCGGCGGCGGCTTCGCCGGCACCCGCCGCAGCGCCTGTGGCGAACGTCAATGCTGAAACCGGAGAGATCTCCGAACAGGCGCAGGACCGGGAGGCCGAACTGCGCGCGCGGCTGGAGTTCGTGCGCCAACAGGCCGCGTCGAACGGCTGGGATCAGCGCTTGATCGCTGAGCGCGACAGCGCCCGGGCCGAGCTTGCTGCCCTCGCGCCCGCGGCGCCGACCGCGCCCAACAGCGTGCAGGAGGGCATTTCGCAAGCACGCGACCGCCGCGCCGCGCCCGAATCCGCACCGCAACCCAAAGGAGAAACCCTTGGCACTCAAGCCGATCAAGCCCAGCAAGCAGTCGCGCAACAAGCGCCGGCAGGAGCAGAAGCGACTACAGCAGCGCCAGTCACAGCCGCAGCAGCGCTGACACCCTCGCCGGCAGCACCGGCAGTCCCGAACGCGAAGCGCGAGAAGGCGGTTCGCCGGGTGGAAGAAGGGAGTGCATGGTTCCTGTCCCGCGACAAGGCGCAGGCCTTCGTGGAAACGTCAGGCCTCACGGAGACGCACGAGGTGGTGCCGGACAACCGGCGCTTCATTGTGCAGGCCAAGGACGCCCAGCCGGCACAAGCTGCGCAGCCGCAAGCCGCTGCGTCGGCCGATCAACTGGCGGACCTGCGCCGCCGGCGCGCCGAGGCTGTGCCTGGCACGCCTCTGCGGCGCGACATCGACAACGACATCGCGCAGATCGAGCGCGAGCAAAGCAGCGCCGCTCGTCGGCCGGAAGCGGCAGCGCCGGTCGACGCCGCGGCGAACGAAGCAGCGACCAGCCCGCAAAACGACCTGCCCGAGCCCAGCCAGGCCCAGAAGGAGGCCGGCAACTACAAGATGGGCCACTTGTCCGGCGATGAGGTGCAGGGCCTGCGCATCAGCGTGGAGAACCCGCAGGGCAGCACGCGCCGCGGCACGTCGCCGGACGGCACCGAATGGAGCAACACGATGGCCGCGCACTACGGCTACGTGAAGGGCTCCGAGGCTGCCGACGGCGACCACGTGGATGTGTTCGTCGGCCCCGCCGCGGCGACCGCCCCGACGGTCTACGTGGTGGACCAGATCAACGGGGATGGCACCTATGACGAGGCGAAGGCCCTCTTCGGTTTCCACAGCGAAGCGGAGGCTGTAGCTGCGTACAAGGGCAGTTACGACGCGGGCTGGAAGGTTGGCCCGGTGACGGCTATGTCCGTCGACGAGTTCAAGGCCGGCCTCGCGGACGGCCGGTTCAAGAAGCCGCTGGCCACGATGCGCCGCAAGGATGAGCCCGCGGCCCCTTCGATCCCGTCGCCCGCGCAAGAGCCCAAGCAGCGCCGAGGCGTCCTCGCCAAGAAGGATGAAGCAGAAGAGCGGGCGCGCGCCTCGTACTTCCAGCCGGGCAACGTGGTGAAGAGCTACGGCGGCTTCGACCGTGTGGTTGCGTACCGGCCCGGCGTCAACGGCGGCTTGTGGAGCGTGGACGTGCGGGCCGTCCGCCAAGTTGCCCAGGGGCAATTCGAAGACATCCCAGGCGAGCAGCAGCGCACACATTCGACGCAACCCTCAGCCGTGGACCTTCGCCGCGGGCCGGTAACGCGGCTGAACGAACCCAAGCCCTCTGCATCGGCGCCGCAGCCCGTTGATGCCCATTCCACAGGAGACGACAATGGACGAAATGCAGGAGCTGTACAGACCGAACGACTACCCGCCGCCGATCAAGGAGGCGATGCGCGCGATGCCGGCGCTGGCGACCGAGATCGCCAACCGGTGGATGCTCGGGTGGCCGAAGCGGGTGAAGGCGCTGATCGAGGCGAACGAGTTCCTGCCGGCTCTGAAGGAACAGGAGGAGGCCGAACGGAGGGCGTACAGCGATCCGGGGAACCGGCACCTCGCGCGCCACGAGATCTCGGAGATGTACGGCCTGAGCGACAGCCCGCCCACGCTGTAGCCGACCCGGCGACCGCCGAGGCGTCGCCGAAGCCCGAGCTCGATCAGCCGAGCGACCACACCCTAGATGCCGAGGACATCGGCAAGGGCGGGCTCACCAAGAAGTACCGCGACAACATTGCGGCCATCCGAATCCTCAAGGCGCTGGCCGGGGAGAGCCGCAAGGCCACGCCCGAGGAGCGCAAGCAGATCGCGCGCTACGTCGGCTGGGGAGCGCTGAAGGGTGTCTTCGACCCCCAGAACAAGCAGTGGTCCAAGGAGTTCGCCGAGCTGCGCGAGCTGTTGACCGATGCCGAATACAAGGCCGCCCGCGCATCGGTGCTGAATGCGCACTACACGTCGCCGGTGGTGGTCGATGGCATCTACCAGGCGCTCGAGCGCATGGGGTTCTCCGCGGGCCGGGTGCTCGAACCGGCTGTAGGTACCGGCAACTTCTTCGGGCTGATGCCCGCGAGCATGCGGAAGCGCTCGCAGTTGCACGGCGTGGAACTGGATCCGCTGACCAGCCAGATCGCCGCCGCGCTGTATCCCAGCGCCAAGGTGGCGCAGGCCACTGGCTTCCAGGACTTCCAGGCGCCGGCCGAGTACTTCGACCTGGCCGTGGGCAATCCGCCGTTCGGCTCCGAGCCCATCGTGGATGACGACCGCTCGCCGTACTCGGGCTTTTCGATCCACAACTACTTCTTCGCCAAGAGCATCGACAAGCTGCGCCCCGGTGGCTTGCTGGCGATGGTGGTGTCGCACAACTTCCTCGACGCCAAGAACGAGGCGACCCGCCAGTGGATCGCCGACCGCGCCAACCTGGTGGCGGCCGTCCGCTTGCCGAACACCACGTTCAAGACGAACGCCGGCACCGAGGTGGTGACCGACATCGTTGTGTTCCAGAAGAAGACGGAATCCGAGCGCGCGAATGGCTTGGGCGACGCAGCATGGGTGAAGGCGGGTCAGCAGACCCTCGCCAACCCGAAGACGGGCGAGGCCACGCAGCACAACGTCAGCAGCTACTTCCTGAGCAACCCTGAGGCGGTACTCGGCACGCCGACGGCCGCGGGCTCGATGTACCGTGCAGGCGAATACACGGTGGAGCCTTCCGGCGACCTGGCGCAGCAGCTGAAGACCTGGGCCGATGCGCTGCCGGAAGACGTCTACCAGCCAGTCGAGCGAACGCACGAGCGGGAGGCCGCCGACGTGGTGGTGCCCGACGGCGTGAAGGTCGGTTCGTTCTACGTGGACGACAGCGGCCGTGTGTTGATGCGCGGCCCTGATTCGCTCGGCAACCGGAGGGCCGAGCCGTGGACGCCGCCCAATGTGAAAGCGGCAGAGCGCATGAAGGGAATGGTCGGGTTGCGCGATGCGCTGCGCGCACAGATGCGCCTGGAGCGCTCCCCCGACTCGACCGACGGGCAGATCGAACAGCATCGCCGCGAACTGAATCGCCTCTACGACGGGTTCCAGAGCAAGTACGGCTACCTGAACGATCCCACCAACCGCCGCATCTTTCTGGACGACACAGAATCTGCCCTTGTGCTGGCACTGGAGTTCGACTACGACCGCGGTGTGAGCAAGGCGGTGGCCGAGCGCGAGGACATCGAGCCGCGCGCGCCCAAGGCGGTCAAGGCCGACATCTTCGCGCGCCGCGTGATGTTCCCGCCAGCGGACAACATCAAGGTGAGCAACGCCAAGGACGCGCTGCTGGCCAGCCTGAACTACAAGGGGCGGCTGGACGCCGACTACATGGCGACGCTGTACGACAAGCCGCCGGCCCAGATCGTGTCGGAGCTGGGCGACGTGGTGTATGCCGACCCGGTGAACGGGCTCGTGATGGCCGACGAATACCTGTCCGGCGACGTGAAGACGAAGTTGGCCGAAGCAGAGGCTGCGGCGCGCGATGACCCGGCACTGCGCCGCAACGTGGAAGCCTTGCGCAAGGTCATCCCGGCCGACAAGCGGCCGAGCGAAATCCACGCGGCCATGGGTGCGGCGTTCATTCCCCAGGAGCTGTTCCAGCAGTTCGCCAAGGAAGTGACTGGCGCGGATGCGCGCGTCACCTACCTGCGAGCGACCGGGCAGTGGCTGGTGGACTACACCTCTCAGCCCAACCCGGCCCTCAACACCGCGAAGTGGGGCATCAGCCGGATGACGGCGCAGAACATCTTCATGCGCACGATGGCGGGGCAGGGCGTGGTGGTCACGGACACCATCCGCGACCCCAATGGCGGTACCCGCACGGTGGTGCTCGAGAAAGAGACAGAGGCGGCGCGCGAGAAGCAGACCGCCATGAAGGCCGAGTGGCAGCGCTGGCTGTGGAGCGATCCCGAGCGCGCCGACCGCGTTGCAGGCATCTACAACGACAAGATGAACCGCATCGTGGTGCGTCGCTTCGACGGCTCGCACATGACCTTCCCGGGCATGTCGCCCGCGATGGAGCTGCTGCCTCACCAGAAGGATGCGGTCTGGCGGGCCCTGCAGCAGCGCCAGATCCTGCTGGATCACGTCGTTGGCGCGGGCAAGACCTTCGAGGTGGTGGCTGCCATCATGGAAATGCGTCGGCTCGGCATCGCTCGGAAGCCCATCGTAACGGTGCCCAACCATCTGACCCTGCAGTGGCGCAGCGAGTTCTCCCGCCTGTACCCGGCGGCCAACGTGCTGGCGGCCACGCCGGACGACTTCACCAAGGGCAACCGGGAGAAGTTCTTCTCCAAGATCGTCACCGGCGACTGGGATGCCGTCATCATCGGCCACTCCAGCCTGAAGAGGATTGCTCTGCCGGCCGAGACGGAAAAGGCGGTGCTCGAAGAGCAGATTACCGAGCTGGCCGACAGCATCGGCGAGATGAAGCGCGCCCGCGGCGACCGCAACATCGTGCGCGACATGGAGAGCATCAAGGCCCGCCTGGAAGCGCGCATGAAGCAGCGCGTGCAGGCCCTCGGGGAGCGCGACAAGGTGGTGACGTTCGATGAGCTCGGCGTCGATGCCTTCGCCATCGACGAGCTGCACGAGTTCAAGAACCTCTTCTACAACTCCACCATGGAGCGCGTGCCGGGCATGGGCAACCCGGGCGGATCGGACAAGGCGTTCGACCTCTTCGTGAAGGCCCAGTACCTCTTCGACGCGCTGGGCGACAAGGCCCCGCTGATGGGGGCGACCGGCACGCCGGTTTCCAACAGCCTGGTGGAAATGTTCAACATGCAGCGGTTCCTGCAGTACCCGACGCTCAAGGCGCAGGGCCTGCACGTCTTCGACGCCTGGGCCAAGCAATTCGGCAGCGTGGAGTCGCTGTACGAGGTTTCGCCGTCGGGCACGGGATACCGCCAGGCCTCGCGGTTCGCCAAGTTCAAGAACCTGCCTGCACTGATGGGCATGTACCAGACCTTTGCCGACACGGTGACGCTGGACGACCTGAAGGCGCAGGAGGAGGCCCGGGGCCGTACGTTCCCGGTGCCGCAGGTGGCCGGCGGCCGGCCGGTGAACGTGGTGGCGAAGCGCTCGCCGGAGGTGGCGAACTTCATGGGCGTGCCCCAGCTGGACATCCAGGGCGGGCGAGTGCAGTTCGGGTTCAACCCGGCCGCGGGCGAGCGCGCGGTGATAGAGAAGTCCGAGGACGGTAACAGCTGGCGCGCAGAAACCCGCGTGCCGCAGCCCGACGAGAAGGAGATTCGGCAACTCATCGGGTCCGCCAAGACCGAAGAGGACGCCAAGCTGCTGGTGGTCGAAGCGGCGCTGTCGCCCAAGATCAAGGTGGACCCGAAGTCGATCCTCGGGCAGTTCGCGGACCTGAAGCGCCTGACGAAGGAGACGAAGGGGAAGGTCAACGCGCTGTCGTTGACTGGCCAGGCCAACAAGGCGGGCCTGGACTTCCGCCTGATCGACCCCTCGGCCCCCGACTTCGCGGGCTCGAAGATCAACCTCGCCGTCGAGCGCATGCTGGGCACCTACCAGAAGTGGACCGCCGACCGTGGAACGCAACTGGTCTTCTGCGACCTCTCCGTGCCGCTGTCGGCGCGTAGCGGCTTCGGCAGCAAGGAGCGGCGCGTCTACGTGCGCGACGAAGGCGCGCTGGTGCACAAGAAGGGCACGATGCACACGGTGCGCGGCCACGAAGACCTGCCGTTCTTCGTGGTGAAGGAGGGCGGCAAAGACGCCAAGGCCTTCACCATCTACGACGCGGCCACCGGCCTGCGCGTGCACGCAGGTCTGCCGGCCAAGGGCATTGCGACCGATTGGGCGGCCCAGGCTCTGAACGATGACAGCCGCCGTCAGCGCTGGATCGACGCGCGGGACCGCATCGGCGACCTCCAGCAAGACGAGATCGACGACTACAACAACGCCAACGAGATCGACACCGAGGAAACCGAATCGATCTCGCTGGCAGACATCGCGGGCATGTCGGGGGCTACCGCGTTCTCGGTGTACGACGATATCAAGGGCAAGCTGATGGCCCGCGGCGTGCCCGAGCGCGAGATCGCGTTCATCCACGACTACAACACGCCCGCGGCGAAGGACAAGCTGTTCAAGGCGGTGAATCGGGGCGACATCCGTTTCCTGTTGGGCTCCACTCCGAAGATGGGTGCAGGCACCAACGTGCAGGAGCGCCTCGTCGGGCTGCACCACATCGACGCGCCGTGGCGGCCGAGCGACCTGGAGCAGCGCGAGGGCCGCATCATCCGCCGCGGCAACGCGCTCTATGCCCGTGACCCGGACGGCTTCGAGGTGGAAATCTACCGCTACGCCACCGAGCAGACCTACGACACGCGCCGCTGGCAGATCCTGGAACACAAGGCACGCGGCATCGAGCAGCTGCGCAAGTACGACGGCACGCTCAACGAGATCGACGACATCGAGGGCGAGGCCGCCAACGCGGCCGACATGAAGGCCGCCGCATCGGGCGACCCGCTCATCCTGGAAGAGACCCGGCTCCGCAACGACGTGCGCCGCCTGGAGTCACTGCAGGCCTCCCACGCTGACGAAACTGCGGCGATGGTGCGCCAGGCGCGCGACCAGCAGCGCTTCGCGCAAGACTGGGGACCGAAGGAGCTGGACACGTTCCGCGCGCTGCAGGCCGCAGCAGAAGCCCACCCGGTGCCCAAGGATGGCTTCGCCGGCCTGACCGTCGCCGGGAAGACGATCACTGACCGTGAGGCGGCGATCAAGGCCGTCAAGCGTGGCATCGACCGCGTGTTCGTGAGCGGTGGGCAGGAGGAATTCCAGTACCGCGGCGTGACCTTCATGCTGGAAGGAACGCCCGACCACGTGGAGCTCAACTCGCCCACGGGCGGCTTGGACTCCTACCGGCCGGCCAGGGACGTGCTGCCGTCGGCGGCTGGCATCCTGACCCGCTTCGGCAACTACATCAATCGACTTCCGGCGCACATCGTCGACCTGGACGCCAAGATCGCGGAGGCGAAGCAGTCGGCGGTGCAGTTGCGCGAGCAGGCCGGCAAGCCGTTCGCTCAGGCGAAGGAGCTGGAGGTAGCGCGTGAGGCGCACCGCCGCGTGCAGCGCCGGCTGGTGGCGAAGGGGCCGGACATCCCGCTGAATCAGCGGCCCGCGTTGCAGAAGGCCATGGCCGAGCAGCGTCAGCAGCTCACCGAGCAAGGATTCGGGGATGCGCTCGAGGAGTTCGGTGGCCCCGCCGACGACGCGCAGTTCCGGCGCGACGGGACCGAAATGCTGTCGCCCGAGGCGGCGAGGGCGATGCGTGCGCTGCTGCCCAACTATTCGCCCCAGGCGCGGGCACAGGCGGTGGCGTCCGTGACCAAGACCGTCGAGGCGATCCGCGCCGGCTGGGGCAACGGGCCCGAGGTGATCGTTGCTTTCGACATGGGCGACCCCGTTGTGCCCGAGGCGGCCCGGCGCGCCGACCTCAAGCAGCGCAGCGGCGGCGCGCGTGGTGCCCCCGAGGGCTTCTACTATCGCGGCAAGGCCTACCTGATGGCTTCGCGGCTTCCTACGGCCAACGACGCTGCGCGCGTCCTCTTCCATGAAGTACTGGGCCATCACGGGCTGCGCGGCCAGTTCGGGAAGGGGCTGGATGAGGTGCTGAACCAGATCGGCACGATGCGTCGGGCTGACGTGGACGCGAAGATCGAGGAATACGGCCTGCGCGGCGTCAACAAGCTGGACCGGCGCGCCGCGGCGGAGGAAGTCTTGGCCGAGATGGCGCAGACCCACCCCGAGCTGCACTTCGTGCGCCGCGCGATCGCTGCTATCCGCACATGGCTGCGCCAGCACGTGCCGGGCTTCAGCAACCTGCGTATGACGGATGACGAGATCGTGCGCAACTTCATCCTGCCCGCCCGCCGTTTCGTCGAGCAGGGCGGTCCGGACGGTGGGCCCGGCGACGGCCTGCGATTCAGCCGTGGCGAGGCTGGCCCCGCCACGGCCAATAGCCTGGGCGCCCCCATCGCCTCGAACGACGAAGGTGTCGCGAACTTCTGGCACTGGTACAGTGGGCAGGATGGAAGCCTCAAAGACACCCGAAGCGGCACGCAAGGATCTGGAGGAGCTGTTGGCGGAGCTGCCGCCGGTGGGCCCGGCCGAGATGGCGGCGCACCTGGGCGACTCGGACCCGTTGATGCGCAAGGCCGCCCGCTCGTATTTTTCCACGGCACGCGCGACGACTTCGCCGCCTTCGATACCGAGCACCCAAACCGAAAAGACGTAGGCTGGCTCGGCCGCGGCGTCTACGGTGCGAGCGACGCGACGGACGCGAACTACTATGCCGGCGCGAAGCGCGGTCAGGGCGGACCGCGCGTTATGCCCCTGTACTTCGCAGTCACGAACCCCTACGTTGCCACCCCGGAAATCAAGGCTCGGCTGAAGCGGGCGACGCAGGCGCAGGTGGACCGGTTCACGTCGAACCTGCGCGCGATGGGGCACGACGGCGTGACCCTCACGGCCGAGGATGGCTCGTTAGAGATCGTGGCCTTCGAGCCTACCCAGGTGAAGTCGGCCATCGGCAACAGCGGGGCCTTCGACGGCGGCAACCCGGACATCCGGTTTAGCCGGTCCACGGTGCAGGACTTCGCGAAGAAGGCCACGGCGGAGCTCAACAAGACCTTCACCGCTCCCGGCAAGCTGTCGTGGTGGCACAAGACGGTCGGCACCATGTACAACCTCGCGGAGCGCTCGCCGGCCTTCAAGGCGGTGTTCGATTCGGCGCAGGGCTTCGTGGACGACGTGAGCTTCTACGCCAACGACGCGGCCGAATTGGCACCCAAGCTTCTGCCGAAGCTGGAGACGTGGCGCGACATCAAGAAAGCGCCGGTGGCCGCGGCCGACAACGCGGCGGTGGCGAAGCCGGTCTTCGAGGGCACGCTGACCTGGGCGCGTGACGAACAGGGCAAGCCGGTGCCGGTGCAGTCGCTCATCGACGCCGCGGCAGAGCTGACGGCCGACCAGAAGGCGCAGCGCCTGCTGCGAAACGGGCAGATCGACGAGCGCATGCTGAAGGCCTGGCAGGGCATGCCCCTGGAGTCCTATGAGAAGGCCATCAACACGCGCTTCGAGTCGCGCATGCTGCAGCCGGGCGTCGTCTGGACGGATGCGGAGCTGCGCTCCATGTTCAAACTCTCCGACGACCAGATCGCTCTCTACCACGAGTTCCGCGAGACGACCGACCGGAGCCTAGACACGATGGCGCGCGCCGACATGCTGCGGTTCGTGGGCGACGACGCCAAGGCCATGCGTGGCATGGTGATGGATGCGCCAGACGTGCAGGCAGCCGCCGTGCTGCTGCGCGATCATCTGGTGCAGCTGGCCAACGAGCAGCCTGACCGCGCGACGCAGATCCTGAACACCGCCAACGGCATCATCGACCGGGCCGACAAGGTGCGCGACCTGCAGGCCCGCGGGTATGCGCCGCTGTCGCGCTTCGGGCGCTACTCGGTCGATGTGGTGGACGCTGCCGGCGAGCGGCAGTACTTCGGCCTCTTCGAGACGGCGCGCGAGGCAAACAACATGGCCACGAAGATGCGGGAGGAGTTCGGCGATGCCACTGTCACCCAGGGCACGCTCTCGGAGGAGGCCTTCAAGCTCTTCGCTGGCGTGACGCCCGAGACGTTGGAACTGTTCGGCAATGCCCTCGGCCTTGATTCGACCGGTGACAGCGCGCAGGACCAGGCATTCCAGGAATACCTGCGGCTGACGAAGACCAACCGCAGTGCCATGCGCCGGCTGATCCACCGCAAGGGCATCGCCGGCTTCAGCGAGGACGTGGGCCGGGTGCTGGCCTCGTTCATCTACTCGAACGCGCGCCAGACGGCCGCAGGATTGCACATGGGCGATCTCGGCGAGGCGGTGCAGGCCATCCCGAAGGAGCAGGGCGAGCTGAAAGACGCTGCAGTGCGCCTGGCCGAGTATGTGAAGAACCCGCAGGAGGAGGCCCAGGCCGTGAGAGGTCTGCTGTTCGCGCAGTACCTGGGCGGCTCGGTGGCGTCGGCGTTCGTGAACATGACTCAGCCTGTCGCCGTGACCTTGCCGTGGCTGAGCCAGTACGGCGGGGCGCGCGCGGCCGCTGCGCAGATCGGCAGGGCGGCGAAGAACATCGCCACGCGCGGCTTCCAGTACGAGCCGGATCTCGCGGCGGCGCTCAAGCGCGCCGAGGACGAAGGCACCGTGAGCCCGCAGGAGGTGCACCAGCTGATGGCCCAGGCGCGCGGCGCGAGCTCGCTGCGCTCGGGCGACGGCACACGAGGCGGCGAGCTGCGCGCGATGGGGCAGAACGCCCTTTCGCGCCTCTCGCTGGCGTGGGGCAAGCTGTTCGGCGCCGCCGAGCAGGTGAACCGCCGAGTCACCTTCGTTGCCGCCTACCGGACGGCCAAGGCGCAGGGCATGGAAGACCCGGCGGGCTTCGCACGCAAGGCCATCACGGAAACGCAGTTCCTCTACAGCAAGGCGAACAAGATGGAGTGGGGCCGCGGAGCCATCGGCGGCACGCTGATGACCTTCAAGACCTACAGCGTGGCCTACCTCGAGCTGCTGCACCGCATGTACACGCAAGGCGGCCCGGAGGGCAAGCGCGCCGCGCTGTTGGCGCTGGGCATGCTGATGCTGATGGGCGGCGCCGGCGGGCTGCCCTTCGAGGAAGACCTGGAGGATGCCGTCGACGCGCTGGCGCAGATGCTGGGCTACAACTTCTCGACGAAGAAGGCCCGCCAGGATTTCCTGGAGAGCCTGCTGCCGAAGCCGATTGCGCAGTTCATCGACAAGGGCGTGAGCGGCCTGCCCGGCGCGCCGCTGGATGTGTCGGGCCGCCTCGGGATGGGGAACCTGATCCCGGGCACCGGCCTGTTGCTGGAGAAGACCAGCCACTCGCGCGACCTGTTGGAGATCGCGGGCCCGGCCGGCGACTTCGCCAGCCGCATCCTCTCGGGTGGTCGTAGCGTGCTGACTGGCGACGTTGGTGCTGGGCTGCTGGAAATGTCTCCGGCCGCGGTGCGCAACGCCGCCAAAGGCGCGGACATGGCTGCGACCGGCATGTACCGGGACGCCAAGGGCTACAAGGTGCTGGACACGAACACGCTGGAGGCGACGCTGAAGACCATCGGCTTCCAGCCCAACAGCGTCGCCACCATCCAGGAGGCGAACGGCATCAACCAGGGCGCGAAGGCCTTCTACAACCTGCGGGCGCAGGAAATCCGTGCGATGTGGGCTCAAGGCATCTTCGAGGGCGACCAGCAAAAGGTGCAGGATGCTCGCGACCAGGTGGCCGCATGGAACCGAAAGAACCCCGAGCAGCCGATGCTGGTGCGCATCCCCGACGTGATGCGCCGGGTGCGCGAGATGCAGAAGTCAAAGGATCAACGCATTGCTGATACCGCACCTAAAGCTATGCGTGTTCAGATGCGCGAGGATGTGGCCCGGGCACGCGCGGAAGGCGTTTAGCGCAGATTGAAGCAGTGGTCACCGTCTCACAAGACTCCGGACTTCAGATCGCGAGCGCTTTGAGGTCCGGGCTGTTGAGCAGTTCGTCAGCGAGGCGGCGAAGCATCCGGAAGTGGTTGTTGTCGACCCCCTCCTGTGTCTTGGTGCCGTCGGGGTGTGTAGTCGTCTTCTGCCAGAAAGGCTCCCTGAAAGCTTTCAAGTCGGCATCTGGTTCATCGACGTGCGCTCCCCCATCCTTGTGGGCGGCCGCGAGGGCTACCTGCTCGCGGGTGTAATTCACTCCGTCTCGGGTGAATATCTCTTCCTTCCACCAACGATCAGCGGTGACCGAGGGAGAGCCCGCTTCCAATGGGCTGGGATAGATGGTGTCGCCGAAACCTTCTCCGGCAAGAAGCACGCCAAAGTCAAATGCCATACCCGCAGGTATTTTCTTTGCGGAGGTGACAACTTGCACAGTTCCTTTCTGGCCTAGCAGCTTTAGCAACGACGTCGATTTGCCGGTGTCGTGAAAAAGGACTCGCAGGATGACGCCGATTCGAATGGCCTCGATCTGGTGCCCTGCGTCGAATGCCGCTGAAGAGTTTTCGAGGAAGACCAGCTGACGCTTCAGCTGTTCGACCAGTTCCTGTTGGGTGAGAGCCATGGTGTGTCCCGAGCGAAGGTGAGAGGCAATTATGTATAGGCTGCGGCGGGCCCCCTCTGGGGTTGGCCCGGTGGCGCTTCTCTCGGAATCATGCGGGCATGAACGAAGACCCCACCACCATCAGCGCGCCGGCCATCAAGGCCGGGGCCGCGATCGCATCCGCCGCCGGCGCGCAGGTCGTGGAAAGCGCCTCCAAGGCGACATCGATCTTTTCCGACCTGTTCGTGCTGAACTGGCCGAACATCGCCTCTGCCGCCGCCGCCATCTACACGCTCGCGCTCCTCGCAGAGTTCTGCTGGAAGAAATTCTGGCGGCCGTTCTTCGAGCGACTCGGCTGGATCAAGCCGAAGCCCCGCCTGGTGCTCACCCCAAGCGAATGGGCAGCGCTGCGCCCCACCGAGAGCGACTGATGGCCGCCCCGAATCGTGCGCGCGTTGCGGTGGCAGCACTCACGCTGTCTATCGCAGGCTTTGGCGCCTGGAAGGCCCACGAGGGCGACGGGCCGGTCACTGTGCGCGGAGACGGAGTGGAAGTACTGCACCCCTACATACCGACGCAAGGCGACGTGCCGACCATCGGGCATGGCTCAACCCGCTACGAAGACGGCACCCGCGTGACGTTGGCCGACCCGCCCATTACCCGCCGACGCGCTGAAGAGCTCGCACGCAACCTCAACCGATCCGAGGAGCGACGCTTCGCCGCCTCTCTACCAGGTGTGGCCATGACGCAGGACGAGTTCGATCTCTACATGGACTTCGTGGGCCAGTACGGCATGCCCAACTGGTCGGGCTCCAGCATGCGGCGCGAGTTGCTCGCCGGGCGGCCGCGTGCGGCGTGCGATGCGCTGCTCAGCTGGCGCTTTCAGGCCGGGCGGGATTGCAAGCAGCCGCAGAACTGGGGCCCCAAAGGCTGCAAGGGCGTGTGGTTGCGACAGCAGGCGCGGCATCAGGCCTGCATTGCCGCGCAGTAGGAGGCTCCATGCTGCCCGACCTTCGTACCCCCATGCTCTGGGCCCTCTGCCTGGGCCTCGCCGGAGCACTGCTGACCGCCGGTGTCGAGCGGACCCGCGCGGCAGGTGCGCGGGCCGACGCCGCCACCGCGCGCAGGGAGCTGGCCGACTACCAACTGTCGGTCTCCGAAAGCACCCGCATCCTGCAGGCCGCGAACGACCGCCGCGCTGCAGAAAACACCACTCGACAACTGGAGGCGACCAATGCCGCTCGAAACCGTGAAGCTGCGCTGGTTGGCGCTGCTGATGCTCTGCGCACTGAGCGCGACAGGCTGCTCCGCGCCGCCGCGCTCGCTGCCACCCGCCGCACTCCAGTGCCCAGCACCTCTTCCGCTGCCAAAGCTCAGCCGCCCGATCCCGTCACAGACGTACTCGGACAGTGCACGGCTGAAGTTCAAGAACTGGCAAGAGCAGCTGACGCCCACGCCTCAGACGTCCAAACCTTGACGGAAGCATGGCCGCGCTAAGGCGCCGGTCGTTGCTGTATAAAAGCACAGTTCTTAACAGCGGCCCTCGCGGGAAAACTCCCGGCAAACGATTGAAACAAAATGCGACACTTGCGATCCATGAAGACAAGCGCCGCATTGAAATACGAGGGTCCCGCCTTAGACGTTGGACGTATGAGCGTCTACGAGGCCTCGGCAAACATGATCGCCTTCAGCGAGTTCATGGTTGCTGCCGTCAAGAGCGCATATGGCGATGCGGCGGAAGCGCACGCGGAAGTAGCAGGATTCGAGAAGGGGTCCTTCGTCACAGACTTGGTTTTCACGGTCGGTGGCTCTGCGGCAACCGTGTTCACGGCCCTTACCCCCGATCAACTCTGGCAGGTCGTCAAGGGGGCATTTTCTCTTTGGAAGCATCTCAAGGGGCAGCCCCCGAAAGAGGTGAAGCACGAAGGGCAGAACGTTCAAGTGACGAACAACTCCGGCACGATCCTTCAGGTCCGCACGGATTCGCTCACACTTGTCATGAACGAAAAGGCCTCTGAAGCTGCTGAGCGATTCGTGAAAATGGGCCTCGATCACGATGGCTACAAGGAACTATCGATCCGCGGAGAAGGCGACCGTCCGCTGGTGAAGGTGAACCGAAGAGATTCCGAATTCTTCGTTCCGGTGGTGGCGAAAACCAAGCTATCTGACAACACGGTCACCATGGCGGTGACCATCGTCGCTGCGGTTTTTCAAGACGGCAACAAGTGGCGGTTCAATGACGGGCAGACCACCTTCAATGCGGCGATCCTTGATGGGGATTTCTTGGCGCGAGTCGACAAAGGAGAACGCTTTGGCAAGGGGGATGCACTGCAGGTAGAGATGCAGGTCATTCAGAATAAGGTGGGGGCGAAGGTGAGCGTGGATCGCACCGTGGTCAAAGTGCTCAACCATTTCTCGCCTCATGAGCAGGTCGGGCTCGCTCTCGACCCTCCGCGCGCGGACGAATAAAGTGGGCTGCCAGGCCTGTCTTGGCGCCGCCGTCCGTGCAGCCATCACGGCGCCCGCCGCTGGCGCCGAGGGCCGCCAGCCTCCGATGCTCGATCTGCGCGCCGAATTGTTCGGCCGGCCTGGTGCGCGAGGGGGAGGGCTGGCGCGCATTGCTGATGAACGCGGCGCCGCCGGCGCGAGCCGCGAGCGCTAGGCCAAAGCCACTGCGCCCTGAAAGCTAGCCCTGCAATGCAATCTCGGCGCCGTCGGCGGCCACCATGACGCCCGGCGAGGCCTCGTCGATCTCGATGGGCACGCCCATGTGCTTCTCCGGGATGGTGGTCACTCTCACGCGCGCGTCGGTCACCCAGCTCAGGCATTTCAGGTATTCGTCGCGCAGCGCCGGGCTCAGAACGAACTTCCGCGGGTAGGCGTTGTTGTGGGCTCTCCAGTGCGCGGAGAGCTTGTCGGTCATCTGCAGGTAGAGGGTCGTCATCGTGTTGCTCTCACGCGCGGCGGATCTCGACGGGCCCGATGCCGCTGTAGACCGTGGTGTTGTCCTTCAGCGAAGTGACCGTCCAGCGCTCGGCGCCGTGGCCAGGCGTGACCTTGTAGTCGCCCGGCGCGAGCGGCAGGGCGCGTTCCTCGCGCGCGGTACTGCTGTACCAGGCCGGCGTGTAGAGGATGGTGGACTCGGAGGGGAAGAATTCTGTTTGGCTCATGGCCGGATTGTCTCTTTCGCTACGGACCGCCTTGCTCAACAGGAATCACTAGCCAGACCTGCCGATACTCTGCAGTGCCATCGTTTCCGGTATCGAGCTCGATGCCGGAGAGCAAGAAGCCATTGCCCTTGTACGGCAGTAAGGTCGGATCCGTAATCCGTCCGGCTGAACGAGCTTGAGGCAGTCCCCAGTTCTCGAACAACATCACTTCGGTGAGATTGCGCCCTGAATTGTTCTTGTCGCGGTCGGACTCACGAATCTGCACGGACACACGCATCGGCGCTTCTCTCTGGCTGGATCTCAGGCGCAAGCCGTGGCGCATGAGGAATGTCACGTCCGCTAAGAACATCTAAGGCACCAGCGGCTCATCTTGGCTCTGTGGCTTCGGTAAAAGACCCGGCAGCTCATGCATTACCGCGCGAATATGGTCACCGGCATTCCGGTCCCAGTCGCCATACAAGTCGCCGATGCGCGCGCAGCGCCCGGCGACCTCGTCAGCGAAATCACGCAGGGTGGGGCGCATCGGATCGTCCGGGCCGAGTTCGCCGACCCTGCGCGCCATTTCCACCAGCTCAACCTCTATTTCCATCAGGTGCTCACTGGGCAGGGCTAGAAGGGCAGGCGTCCGTAGAGCGCTCTGATGCGGTCGCCAGCGTTGCCCTTTTTTGGGTGCCCGAACCCGTCGGCCGTCGCCGCGCACAGCTCGACGACATTGAAAGCGAATTCCTGCAGGGCGGGATCCAGCTTGTCGCCATTCATGATGATCTCGGCGCGCGTCGCCAGCTTCTCGAACTCTCCCGCAGGGTCGCGAACAAGGTCTTCGTGATCGGAGCTGCAGCTCTTGAAGTGGACGGCGGCAATCTCTTGGGCAGGCTGGCAGCCGACGACCCGGTACAACGCGAGGCCTTGGGAGAACAGGTCTTCGTAGTCGCCATGGCCTTTGGCCAGGAGCAGCCACTCAGAGGCGAAGAGGGAGGCCCAGGCGACGTAGTCCGGCTGCGGGGTGATTTCAGGCATTTCAAGCTCCTAAAAGTACTGTATGGATTTACAGTATCTTCCGAGGGTTTATGACCGTCAACCGATTTCCCGACGCAGAATGTCAGTCATGTGTACTCGTTACATATCCCCCGAGGATCGCGAGATAGAGGCCGCTTGGTACATCGGCGCCCGCAGCGCCGAGCGCTGGCTGCGCAGCATGCGGCCGATGTACACGGGACCGTTCATGCGTCGCGCCATCGACAAGACGGAGTACGAGCGCGAGATCGCGGTGGGGCAGTGGTCGCTGATTCCAGCGTGGTCAAGCAGCCATGTCCCGACGGCGCCCCCGCGCAAGGGCGAGACGAAGGGCAAGGAGCTGGCCACGCACAACGCCCGCTTCGCTGGCATCGAGAAGAAGCCGGCCTTCAAGGACGCATGGAAGCTAAGCAGGCGCTGCATCATCCCGGCTTGGAGCTTCGACGAGCCGAACTGGGAGTCGGGCAAAAACCAATGGTGGCGCTTCCGTCGCGCGGACGGCCGCCCTTGGGGCCTGGCCGGCCTGTGGAGCACTTGGAAGGATCTGGAGACGGAGAAGGTGTGGGAGAGCTACACAATGCTCACGATCAACGCGAATTTGCACCCCTTGATGTCGCGCATGCACAGGCCCGAGATCGACAAGACGACGAAGAAGCCACTCGAAGTGCAGGACAAGCGCTCGGTAGTCGCGATCGAGGAGCACGACTTCGACCGGTGGCTGACGTGCACACCTGAGGAGGCGTGCGAAATGGTGCAGCTGATTCCGGTTGACCTCATCGACGCGGGGCCTGCTGCGGCGGAAGAGCTTCGAGAGGCGCGGGTCGCCCCCTCTGATACCGACGAAGAAGAATTGCCGTTCTGAGCTGCGGCGGCTCAGTGCAGTCCCGGGCGGCGGCGCGGTGGCGGCGGCTCGAATGGTTCTTCAAGCTCGTACCCGGGCACTTCATAGTTGAGCGTCGCGAATGCGATGGCAGCGGCCTCGCGTGGGTCTCGGTCGACGTGAAAGGGGTAGAGCAACGCGGTCAGTCCGCTGAGCCATTCCTCGTCGATCTCGCTGCCGTATAGATGATGCAGTTCATCCTTGAACTCACTCCACCAAGCCTCCTTATCGCTCAGCGCATTGCCAGCGATCAGGACGGGTTTGGCGCGATTCCGCATGGTCGGATGCTACTGCTGAGTGCTGTGCAAAGGGCGGTGTGCTGAAACACCTTGTTGTACCCTTGTGTCGCGCTTCGCTCGATTTGCTGGTGGCCAGGCCAGCCAGCAGTTACTGCAGTTGACACCACAATTACGAAAGACTCTGTCATGGCAACTCGACGCACTCCGCCACCCTCTCCACAACCGGCCAACTTGACGCCGGATCAAATGAAAAAGGGCATCAATCGCCTCGAGCGTCTCATTCCGGAAATCGAAGCCTTTGATGCAAGCCGACTGACCAAACGCTTTGGGCCCGAACAGGGCGCACTGGAGACACGTATCGAAGGCGCTCTTGATTCGGTTTTTGGGCCTGCCAGTGTGGAGCGCAATAGGTATCGCCGCGCGGACAAGCTCGACCATGGGGCCGTCTCGATGTATTTGGGAGGATGGGGGGCCGAACCCGATCAGGGAGCGCTTGCGCGAAAGTATGTGGCGGAGGGAAAGGCGGAGGCTGTCCAGGTTCTGCGAGAAGCAATCCAGTGGTTGAGAGACGAACTTGCCGATGCAGAACCAGCGACGCCTTCTGTGATGGAGCCTCAACAGCGGGGCCCGCTATCTCAAAAGATTTTCGTAGTCCATGGGCACGACGAAGCAATGTTGAACGGGGTCGCTCGCTATGTTCAGCACATCGGGTTTGAGCCGGTCATTTTGAAAGAGCAGGCAAGCCAAGGACGCACGATCATTGAAAAAATCGAGGCCAATAGTGACGTCGGCTTCGCCATCGTTCTTCTGTCGCCTGATGATGTGGGAGGTAAGGTTGGCGCTGACTTGAAGCCCAGAGCCAGGCAAAACGTCCTGCTGGAGCTGGGCTATTTCATTGGGGTCCTTGGTCGATCGCGCGTGTGCACCCTGGCCGCTGGGGGCGGCATGGAAATCCCAACAGATTTCGCAGGCGTAGTTTGGCAGGCGTACGACGATGGCGGCGGGTGGCAGAAAGCGCTCGCGATGGAACTCGACGCAGCGGGCTATGAAATCGACTGGAACAAGATCATGAAAAAAGGCAGGTAA